CGCCTCCGGGTCGGGAATGGTGGTCGATGCCGACTATTTGTTCCGTCGCAAACGCGAGTCCAAACTAGCCGCTTAAATTCGCATCCTAAAATAGAGGACGAGAAGTCAGGATGACTTCGACCCGTCTGCTCTTCGCAGACTCCAAGAACCGTGACGTAGCCCTGTACCCCTCAGGGAACAGCTACGTCCTCCACCTGACCACGCCGATAAAGGACATTGAGCGTGTCGACCTGGTCAGCGCGCGCGTCCCGAACACGATGTACAACCTGTCGCGTGGTTCAAACGTCCTAGCCGTCAACTCGTCCAACGTCTCTTTGAACCCAGGGTTCTACAGCGTATACGGACTCGCAGCAGCCCTGACGGCCACGAGCGTAATCACCTGTGATTACGCCCCAGACGAAGGCCATTTCATTTTCAGCTCCAGCACCCCCTTCACAATCTTCGTACACTCCCAGGAGCTCGCCACCATGCTCGGCTTTGTCCGGGGCACGACCCACACTGCAGCTCTGGCCGGAGCCACAGACCCTTCGTACACAGGCAAGTACATCCTCAGGTCCTCGACCCTCGTTGATCTCTCACTCAACGAATACATCTTTCTGGACATCGACGAGCTCAGGACCCCAAGTCACGTGGACACGGGTTCGCTCCAGGGCAACACGGGAACCGTCTCTGGAAGCAACGCCAATAGGAACTTTGCACCCGTCATAATGGACGTGGGCTCGGCCTGTATCAAGAACTTCCATGAGAACAAGGACTACCGCGTGTCCGTCCAGTACCCAGAGCCCATCGCCAGCCTCCAGCGCCTGACCGTCCGGTGGGTCGACAAGTCCGGGAACCCCCTTGACTTCAGGGGGTGGGACACGAACGCATTCGTCTTGAGAATTCACATCAAGGACCAGGAACGACCCCCACCACCCCCGCCACCTCTACAAGACGTCGAGATTAGACGAATTGTAGAAGCGATGACTTTTCAGATTCCAAAAGCGGAACCCAAGGAGACGCGGCCACGCATTCAGTGGTGGCTGGTCGTCCTCGCTATTTTAGGTTTGATTTTTGTTTGGAAAACACGGGCCAGTTCCGCAGGAACTGTCCCTGGCGGAGCCCCTCTCCAGGCCCCAGTGAAGGTCGTGCCGCTTACGCGCGCGTAACCGCGTAGGCCACCTGGGCCTCCTTGACCTCAACGTTCTTGATGAACGCCTTGGCGACCATGAACACCACGACCGACAGGAGGGTCGTGAAGATGGCCGTAAGGAAGTAGTACTGACCACCGTTCTTGTTGACCTGGATCAGCTGCGAAATTACCCAGCGAATGGCATCGACCCACGAGATGGCGCTAGCAAACGCAAAGCCGGCGATGATGGCGTTGACGGACTGAGCCTCGACCTGGAGAGCGATACCGGAGAGAGCAGAGGCCATTTGTTACTACTGGAGCCGAAAATAATTGTGGTGAGCCTCACGTGGATCCCAACCTTCTATTTCAGGGCTGGGATCTGGGTCTTCAAAATTGTCCTGAAGTGGGTCCTTTTCGTACGACTCTGGACCTTCAAAGTCGTCCTCGTATTCCTCTTCTGAAAGGATCACGGAGTACTTGGGCTTCTGCTCCTCCTCCTCCTCGTCGGACTCCCAGTCCATCCTACTACTCTTCTCTCTGTTTGTCTACTGCGTTTTTGAGCGCACGTTCTGCTGGCGTCTCGGGCTCCCATGCGTCCCATGTTTCGGCGCACTCGTTCATCCGGCGGGCCATGTCGTCCTCTGTGCCGGTGTAGGGGGTCCAGACGTCGTCGGAGTCGCATGGCGACTCCTCCCCATCAGAAACCGTTTCCCACGACCCGGAGCCAGAGTCCTCGTCTGAGTCGCTGCACGACTCCTCCTCGTAGAGCTCAGGATACAGCGTCCCCAGGTGCTTCCCGGCGACGTTCCGGGCCGCAAACATCAAGCCGATGCGCATGTCCTCGGCCTGTACACAGTCCCGACCGGCCGCCTTGCAGTAATGAGCCGCCAGAACCACGGCCGACTCCATGACCGGCAGAAATATGTCCAGTGCAGCCGCCTCCATTTACGAGATGTAATTTTTAAATATAACTTCGGCTGTCGCGTTCGCCAGCGACAGGAAGTTGTAGCTGAGGGCGTAAATAGTAATGTACCTATTCGCCTGACTAGGGTTCATATTCAATACGAGGTTCTTCTGGTCTATGCGTGAAAAGTTCACGTGACCCGTAGGCTGGACTGATTCTGGGTCGAGGCTGAATGAGTACATATAGAACAGATAGTTGGGAACTCGAGTGTGAAATTCGAGAGCCTGGATATTTCTGAGGAAAATTGGGGTCCCGACGTCGGCTGAGATTCGGTCGGTCGAATTGAAGAACAGGACCATGTTCGCCAACTGGTCGGTGGAACCACCCGCCACGTTCGAGTAGTCGTATCCAGAGGCATTGTCGTTCTGGATAGTCACGAATATTTCTTTGACTGGATTGATGATGGTCAGAGGGCACGTGATCGTGTTGATGCCTTGGGGTGCGAAGAATTCATTCTTCTGGAGCTGTTCAAATGCGTAAATATGAGGATGCGACTTGATGAACGCCACTTCCGGGTCGGACAGGTACGTGTACTCGACGTCGAGCTCCATCTTGACCGGAGGAGATATGACTACGGTCGGGTCGGTGAAAACGGTCGAAGGGTGAAGACCCATCCGAATCGTCACATCTTCACCGAATGCGCAGATCGGCAGACCCTTTTCGAGTACCGAAAAAGGGATCGGGACCGTGTAGGTTGGCGCGGGCGTCTGGGTTCCCTTGCCGATCAGACCCGTCAGGGCCCCTTGCTTACTCTGCGGAACCTCGAGGTCCCATTTGAGAGCTAGAAACTCTCCCCAGAAGCGCTCGACGAGTTGGGCCCCCACGTACAGTTCGATATAGTCGATCATCAAGGTGCCGACCGAGTCACGGACAGACCCGGTACCCAGCTTTTCCAAAGGAAAATTAACCTTGAGATAGATTTTGGAAACTAAATCACCTGACCGAGGCAGGATCGCATATGACTCGGCCCCAAAGTACACGTAATCAGCCTGAAAATTGACGGTGTCGACGCGCTGAGCAAAAGGCGCATGACCTTTGTACTGCTCGATAAAGTACGTCACTTCTGGCTCGCCGCTCAAGATGACATCCTCTTTGCCGAGTGATGCTAAATTGGCACGGGCGGCCATTCCTAGTAACTGGTAAGGAAAAAACAGAGCGTCGCAGACGCCCTTTCCTTCACGTTTACTTACGCCGAAGGCTGGAGTAAAGGTTTATGAACTTGAATTAAGCCCCACGCCCGCGAGAGTCGCTGCGCGACTCTCCACTAGTTGAACATCAACCCGGCCAGACCATTTTCAAATCTCAAAACGTTATGGTTCACAAACGCCAGGCGGAAGTTGCGTCCGAGTGCGCTTGCACTGGTGTTCAGCGTCAGCAAAACCTGCTTGATGCGGCTAAAGTTCACATAGCCCGAAGGGGCCGTCGAACCCGGCTCCATACAGAACGAGTGCATGTAGAACTGGCGCGTCGGGAAGTTTGGATAGTGGTTGAAAGGTTCCAACGACCCCAAAGAGACGGCGTCATTTGTACTGGCGCTCATCGCCTCGTAGCCGTTGAACGTCATACCTATGCTCTGAAGCCCGTTTCCGCTATAGTCATAAGGGGCTGCGCCGTCCGCCTGAATCACGTAGAACATCTCACGGATCGGGTTCTTAAACTCGAGGACGAACACGCCCGTCGTGAAGTTGGGTTGGAGTCTGAAATTCCCATACTGGCACTGGGTTATGATCTGTTCTATCCGACTCGTCCGGAACCAGTTAATCTCTGGTTCGGACAGATAGACGTACTCGGTGATGATGGTTGCGTCTAGGGTGGGATTTACCACGCCGCTGATGGCTGTCAGAGCGTTAAAAGTGTTAAACTTGACGTGAATCTCGACATCCTGTCTGTCGAGCGTCACGAGAGGTATCGCAAGCTCGGGTCGGTTATAGAAATAAAAGGGTAAATTCACGTAATACGTCCTGGCCGTGAGGATCTGAGTCGACGTGTCACCCTTGCCCGTCAGAAGCTTGAGGGCCGGCTGGTTTTCGTACGGCACGTTCAGGTCGTTCCAGAGCTCGATGTATTCACCCGTCAGAGTCTCGATAGACTGGCCGCCAATCTTGAGCTCGGCCGACTGAATAGCCAGCGTCGCAACCGAGTCGTAATATACGTAATTCGGAGGCGTGTTGACGTTCGAAGACACGGGATAGACTGCCAGGAACGTGTTAGCGTAGAGGTTCGGGGCGGCGGTCGACCCGTTGACCGACAGACTGATGCTGTACCGGACAGCCGTGTTGGACACGCGGAACGGCAAGTTGACCGTGACGGGTGGGTACATACCCAGACCTACAGGGAACGCCGTCGAACTTCCGTCCGACCCTGAGATTGTCAGGGACGTGAGCTGGTCGGCGGTCGACAAGACGCCGGTGACCATGTACGTGCCGACGTTGCTGAATGCGAGGGTGTTCTGGCTCGTCACGTTCGAGATGTTAAAGACGTTACCGACGGTCGTAAAGTCGGTCGTGAGCTTGAGTGGTGTCTTGAGCGTCGTTGTCGAAGGGGTCATCAACATACCGTTGTACTGTAAGACGATGGACGAGAGGGTCGTTGCCGGCACACCAACCTGATTTACTATGAAAAATGAGCCGTTCAGAAGAACCTTGGCCGTCTGTTGGCCGGTCATCGACACATTCACAGCTGGTTTGTAGCCATTCACGCCGTTCAGAGCCTTGGTGAAGACCACGCGGAACCAGCGGTACGCTGCACTAGCGTTGACCGTCACGGTCTGGACGGCACCCGTGAGGGTCGTCGGTCCGTTCAGAATTGTCCATCCAGCATTACTCTCGACACTGTTTCCCAAAATGAGACACTCACCCGGGGCCAAGTCGGCACTGACGGGTGTGAAGGTGACCGTCCCGAGCAAAGTCTGCGTCGGCGCGACGAGCTGAATCCATTCACCGCCCCACGAAATGGGTCCGGGGGTCGTGTTGGTGACGGGCGCCGCCACGACGTTCGAGTAAGGCGGTGTCAAAGAGTACATACCTTGAGAACCCGCCTGCCAGTAATTTCCAGTCAAAAATCCTTTCCAAGCTGGCTGAGTGATGCTTTCGGTACTGGCATTCATGAGGAATGTGCCCGTCGTAGTCGCAACTGTCCATTGACCGGTCGAGCCTGTTCCTGTGGGGGCGACGCCCGGCAAGGTCTGAGTCTCCGTCCAGTTGTTGTTTGTGGCGACGTTCAGGGAGTAGTTCCGGGCGGTGTCCGTGACGTTCACGGGCATCGAAAAGGCGAATGTCGGGTCGCGACCCTGGGACGTCATGTCGTACGTGTAAAGGATGTTGGCCCCCTCGACGAGCTGGACGTTCGACACGTAATTCGAAGACAGGTACAAAGTCCCGGTGATGATCATCGGCCCGTACTGGTTGATGTTGAAGCGGCCGGTGGCGTCTGCGGCCAAGGACACGAACCCTGAACCGGTCGAAACGATGTTCGAGTAGAAGGGCACGGCACCCGTCGAAGTCAAGGAGACTCCAGAACCGTACGGAGATGCCAGACTAAACACGTAGTCCGCCTTGATGATCGAGACGTACGAGCCGGTCACGAGGGAGGAACCGGTCGTCGAGGCATAGACGTAGACGTTGGCGGCGGTGGTTGTGATGTTCATGGGAAATATGGCTGGAGTCGCCGGATTGGGTGACACGCGCCACGGGTACGAAGCCGCGAACGTCGGAAAGTCGGGCTCACCGTCACCAGTCTGGGCACCCCACGCCACGTTCGAAAGCGAACCATAGTCAGCACCAAACCCTACACGCATGATGTACAGACCAGTCTTCTGGAAGTTGATGCGTCCACCGGGTGTCACTACGAATGATGGTGTCGAGTCGTAGTTGGTCCACTTGGACACGCCGCTTTCTGAAGCAAAATTGATGAACCCGGTCGACGGCAACACCTTGGACTGATTGAGACCCAAAAAGAGACCAGCCCCGGCAGGGGGGTCAGGCATACCCGTACTGGGATTACGGAGCCAGCCAGACTGTTCGAGTGAGAAATCTGACGTGCGACCGGCCGACCCCACAGTATAGATGAGGTATGTGACGGACCCGACCGTCACTTGGCCGTTGGCGTTTCGAGGGTCGAGACCCCAAAAGACACCCACATTCGTCTGGTTCGGGGCGAAGGCCGGAACCCAGACGTTGGCGACGTTCGAAAATGCAAACTTGTTCGTAGAGGACACGTAAGCGACGTTGGGTTTGAAGACGCCTTGGGGTCCTGGACCGTTGAGCCAGTTGGCCTGGTTAAAGGTTGAGTACCAATCGATACCCGCGAAAGGGGCGACGTTCGCAAATGATGTATTTCCATTGAAAATTAGGGTCGCGGCATTCTGGACGGACGGGGCGATGGGCCAGTACCAATCAGTGCCGATAACCTGAAGGGCCGGTAAAGTCATCTTGAGCATAAGAGACCTGACCAGGTCTCCTTTGGGTGGAATTCGACAGATGTGGTTTTGGCCGTACTGTAATTTTTGATCCAAAAATGGAATGTCGTAAGCCTCGAGCACAAAGGGTGTGTGCCGACGGTAAACCCCCAGAAAGTACGTGACTTGTGGACTTCCCGTGAGGTATGCGTCCTGTTGACCGATGGCCGCCAGCTGAATGTAGCCGGCGGACATTCCTAGTAAATGGGGAGGAAAAAAGGGGGCGTCGTAGACGCCGAAGGCTCGCGGCCGCGGCGCCCGCACGAGACGGGACCTGCGGTCCCTACTCGGGACTTCGTGCGCCCCAGCCCAACTCAAAAAAGGCCATCAAATACTAGGAATGAGTCTTCAGCTCAAAAAGTTTGACCCGAGCTCAATGGGAGACGACAAGGTGTGCGTCTTCATCGGGAAGCGCGGAACCGGCAAGTCCACACTCGTCACGGATATCCTATGGCACAAGAAGCACTTGGCGGCTGGAATCGCAATGTCTGGTACGGAAGATGGCAACGGTCACTACAAGCAGTTTATTCCAGACCTCTTCGTCTATGCCGACTATAACCGTGAGGCTATCGAGAAGCTCATTGAGCGTCAGAAGCGCCTCGTGAAGGTGATGGGTAAGGATAGGACCCCGGCCGTCTTTCTGCTCATGGACGACTGTATGTACGACCGGAGCTTCATGCGCGACACGTGTATCCGCCAGCTCTTTATGAACGGTCGTCACTGGAAGATATTCTTCATGATGACCACCCAGTACTGTATGGACATGACGCCCATGATCCGTACGAACGTCGACTACGTGTTTGCTCTCAGGGACAACGTCCGTCAGAACCGTGAAAACCTCTACAAGGCTTTCTTCGGCGTGTTTCCTTCGTACGACACATTCAGCCAGGTCATGGACGCTTGTACGGAGAACTACGAGTGCTTGGTACTCGACAACACCGCCAAGTCGAACAAGATTACAGATTGCGTCTTCTGGTACAAGGCGCCGATCCGCCGAAACTTCCGGGTCGGCGGTCCGGCGTTCTGGCAGTACCACCAGAGGTTCTACAACCCCAGGGCTGCACAGGCCGGGCCGGCATCCGCCGCAGCCCCAAGACCCCGTGGTTCGACCGCCATCGTTGTAAAAAAGGCGAAATGAATTTCCTCTTGAAATTCAATGAACTCGTACGACCCCAACGGGGCGGACACGATGTCGACCCCTATCGAGGACGTCACCCAGAAGCCTCAAGGTCCCCCAACCGGACTGCTGAAGTTTGAGCCGGAAAAGAATATTGACGAATCTCAAATGGCCGATTTCTCCACTCCGATTGAGGAGGTTATGCAGGGTCCGGGTGGTATGATTCAGGACGAGGTGATGGGTCCGCCGATGCCGACCCAGGGCAACAAGAAGACGCCCAGAAAGTCCGAGTCCAAGGGCTCGTCCAAGAACCCCTTCGGTCTGACTGATGAGCAGTTCACGGCGGCCATTGCTGGTCTGGCTGCAGTGATTGCGTTCTCCAAGCCCGTCCAGGGCAAGCTTGGCTCGATGGTGCCCAAGTTTACTGTCGAAAGTGGGAGCGACCTGTCTCTGACGGGTATGGTCGTCAGCGCCCTGGTGGCCGCCATCGTGTTCTACTTTGCGAAGCAGTTTTTGGCTGACCGCACCTAAGGGGAGGTCCGCAGGACCTGGTCTTAGTGGCCCGACGGGATCACGAGAGCTGGTCGCTTCGCGACCTCCACTCGGTCTCAGTCCCTAATCACCTCCCCACAGTACTTGCGTTCGCCCTTCGGCTCGTAGAGGCCCTTGGCGACGCACAAACCCTTCAACTTCTTGAAGTTTTCCCAAAATTTGTCCGTATGATCATACTCCGGTACAGACATGTGCGCCACTTCGTGGATGAGCACATACATCGCCGAGTTTACATCGTCTCCATCCAGGCAGATGTAAATCTCGTAACCCTTATTGACGTTCGAACCTATGACGCCATCCTTTTTCCCCCTGAGACCCGTGATGATGGATGGTTTCAGAACCGGGATCCACATGGGGTCGCCCGTTTCCCTGAGCATATCGAGCATAGCCCAGTACCGCCTCTTGAGCTCCGTGAGCTGTTCAGGTTCCTTGTTGAACACAAGGGCCAGTATCAAGACTATAGCCTTTAGGACTGCCACGACTATCAGGTCCTGGTAAACCATCCTCCTACTACTCTGGCGAGATCTTTTTGAAAACGAATTTCGAGTACAAATCGGAGACGAGTCCGTTGGGTCGAGTCAGCATGGGTTCCCAGACTTGCTTTTCAAATCCAAATTCCTTGAGACGCGCCACAAGGACACGGGCGTCCAGTGTGGGCTCTTCCCTTCCGCCATCTGCGTAGAACGGCCCGTCAACCAAGCGGACCATGAGCCTCCGTTTTTCCTGGAGAAACGCAATTTCATTTCCTAATTTATCTTTGAAATGTCCAAACTGATCAACCATCCCCTCGGCCCGGGCCAGTTCAGGGACTATGCCGATCAAGAGACCCCCAGGCGCCACCGACAGGGCAAGAGCCTTGAGTGACACCTCGAGCGTCTCTGGGTCCTCGAAGATATAGTGCAGAGAGAAGTTGTAACAGACCACGTCGAATGGGCCTGCGAATGCCGCCTGGCGAATGTCACCCCGGCCCAGGAACCAGACTGGCAGGTTCATTTCTATGGCACGGGTCTCAGCTTCTAGGAGTGACTCTTCGTCTGGATCTATCGCATAGATCCGAGCCTGAACAGCTTTCCACTTGTGCCAGTCGCCTCCGCGGCCACATCCGCAGTCCAAGACGGTCGAACCTGGGTTGACCCACCGAGTTATAAGTTCGCGTTTCGCCTGATTGTGAAGTTTGCGAAGTGCGTCCATCTAGTTAAAAAATAAGCACTCGTTAGTCTTATATGGGTTCTCTTGAGCAGGACTACCTGACTGTTCCAGGACAGCTTTTTGCGTGCATTTCTTTCGTCGGCCCCGATCAGCCCCAAAAGAATGAGAAGCTTGGGATGAAGATTCGTGGCTGCTTCGCGACTCGCGACGAGGCTGCGGGCCACGCCAAGCGCCTCCAGAAGGAGGATGCTCTGGTGGACATTTACGTGGTTGACATGTACAAGTGGCTTCTGATCCCGCCGGACCGTGAGCAGATCAACGACGTCCACTACCAGAACGAGAAGCTCGAGGAGATTATGAGCAAGTACCGCGAGAACCAGAGCGCCGCGGCAGCGATGTTCGAGAAGCGCAAGCGCGACATGACCGCCAAGCCTCTGGCCAACTCCGAGACGCCCTTCATCGAGCCGGGTGATGAGAACAGCAAGTTCTACACCAAGCCCGACGTGCCACCCATTCCCCACCCGGCGGACCTGATCGACGACCTGAAGAAGGAGTTCCCGGACATGGACATGGGTGAGCTGGTCAAGCTGGCTGACGCGCGCGTCGCGGCTGAGATTGCCCGGCGCGAGGCTGAGGCTCTCGGCGCACAGGCCACAATCCCGGAGGGCGACGAGGCTTAGTTTTTTTAGCCGCCTAAATTAGTAATGATTTTCATATTGTTGGCGTTCGCCATAGGTGTGTTTCTGGCCTGGTTGGCCTACAAGAACATACCAGCGGCGCCAGCCCAAATATCTCAAACTGTACCGGCCTATGACAGCCAGTTTGAGGTATTCAGAGACATGGAACCCAATTCTCAAACGCTTGAGAATTCTTGGGTCGGTTTTTTACAAGAAAATGTACGTGAAGGTCGTACGGGCCCTATAGGTGACTTTATCGGGGAGGATTCGAGCTCGGGTTCGGCTCCTCTTTTCTTTTTTGACGCTATTCAGGATCCGGCGGTTGTGCAGAACACCAAGGCTCAGGAGGGTCAGCCGACGTCCATGGTCGTGCTCATGGACACCCGCACTGGTCTCGAGACGACCCTGAAGCCCGGTGGACCATATCCACTCACGGCCACGACAAACACCATGAAGGTCTATCCTCCATTGACTGTCGTGGTCGAGAACGACAAGGGCATCAAGCAAACAACGAAATACATCGCCGGAAATGCAGTCAGCCATTTCAAACTCGATTCATCTTACAAATTTACAAAGATTACACTTACTAATTCTTGATGACGACCGGTCGCATGTTCACGAGCAAGGCGCCGATGACGATGCCCAAAAGGACGAGAGCCATGGGGTTCGCCTTGAGACTCTCGAACACGTCGGCACGGGGAGCCATCATCACCACGTCCTCTTGCTGTGGCGCGTACCGTTGGTGCTCCCTCGGCCAATCACTTTCGGACGGGGCGTTTCTTGACGGGGGCTCGCGGTCGTTTTGTTTCAGGAACGGGAGGTTCTCCATCACTACTCTCCTCGTCACTCTCGCTTTTATCTGCTACAACGAAACCGTCCAAGTTGCCATCTTCGTCCGCGTCAGACTCGTCGTCCATATCCGACTCTTCGTCGGTAGGGTCGTCATCACACGTGTCTGACTCGTGCGAATCGTACTCTTCAGCAGAGTAATCATCCTCAACCTGCTCAATGGGCTCGTAACGGACGGGAGGCTTGGAAACGCGCCCGGAGCGCGTGCGGCTACTGGTCGCCGCGTCGTCTGGTGAATTTGGTGGGCACGACATCTTCTGGGTAGTCCTTGACCGTCTCGTTTAAGTACTTGGGGAAGAAGTACAAACCGCGGGCGATTGCATTCTGATTCAACATGTATTCACCTTCATATCCGAGTTCGAGTGCGATGGTCTCGAGGTCTTCGGCCATGTGTGAATCGTCGGCCCGCTCGACGAAAAGACCGAGGTTCCTGATATTCTCGAGGGCTGCATAAAGGGCCTGGGCCGACTTGTCGATATTGGCCGTACCCAATTCAGATTCAAAAATCTTGATGTTCACCAGAAACTCATTCCAAGTAGACGGGTCGAGGCCCGAGTACATATGGACACGCTTCTCATAAGCGACAAACCGCCTGCCTTGAGACATTGGGAAAAACATCCATAAGAAAGCTACCAGTAGGACTACCCACAATAGCAACATCTTTGAGTTGCTCTACTATTGATGGCGAAAGAATATAGTCTTCGCCTCTGAACTCGGTACAGTCCTCGTCGAAGCACCGCTGGTGAATCTTACCATCAAATACAGAGAACCATACGTGATTCGACTTGTGTTCGTCTCCAATCCGTTCACAAAACTTCGAGTCCGTCTGGACGAACCAACCGTCGTGCTCGTGCCTCTGAACCTTTTTCACGCGCGCTCGCCTCTGTCCGAGCATGTACTGCTGGATGTACTCTTCGAGTGGACCGGTGTGTTCGAGCACCTCCTGAGGTCGCGCGTCTTCATCGGTCCGAATAGCAAACAGCTCCATGACGTCGGTCCGAGGCTCCTTCGAGAACTCGCGCGTGAATGGACCGCCGTCAGGTCCCGTGCCACGCCACGGCAAGTACGGGTCACCGCTCGGTTTCTTGTGTGACCAGAGCATCCGAAGACCTGAACCAGCATAGACCGACGCGTCAACCACCTTGTCCCAGTCAAACTCATGGTACCGCCGGAGACCCAGAATGATTTTTGTTCTTAAATTGAGAGCCTGAGTTCTGGTCACGATCAAGTCTGGCCAGTGGATATGGACCCCTGACTTGACGAGTCCATCTTTGACGGGTCGTGGAAGGGCTCGAGCTATGAGACACTGTCCCCCGTCCACCTCTTCAGCAATTATGGAACAAAATTGGAGGAGGTCTTCATCCTTGAGTTTTTCCTGAGCCTTGTAGTCGAGGTCCACGAAAAATTTAAAAAGCTCCGTCTTTTGTTCGACGACATACAATTTCGTTCCTGAATTGATCAAGTTGACACAGGTGTGATAGAAAGCTTGCGTGTCTTCGGTCGGCACAGACAGAATACCCCCGTCCATGAGGACATGGGTCGCAGAGCCACTTGGGATTTTCCAGGCTTCCATTACTTGATTACTCTTCGTCCGAACTCTCTAAGGTGAGGAAGGCCCAGAAAGGTCGGATCCGGTACTTTTTCTTTTTGGGTTCGGCGGACGCGGGAGGGGCCGTTTCACGCGATGCTGCTTCCTGGGCCGCCTCGATCTTCTCAATTTCGTAACACAATCGGCGAAGGGACATTTCAGTCGCTAGTTTCTGAGGATCCGAACCATCTGCTCTGAGGGTCGCAAGGATCGTCGCAAACTCGAGTTTTGAGCGAGTCATTCTCCTGTAGTAAGGAAAACGAAGTTTTCCGTCGGACCGCACCGCGGTCCTCGTGCGGAGCACTTATTTGGTCCGCGCGGAGCGCGGGATCACGAGTCAAGGGAGCTCCGCTCCCGTCGGACCGGGACGGTCCTCCTTCGGACTCGGTCTCTTTAACCCCTCAAGTTGAAGGGCGTCTTGGACATTCCGAGTGCCTGTTGGAATTCAGGGTTGCCGAGGACGTGCTGACGAATCATGGGCCATAGGTTCGACCTCTGGGCTATCATGGTCAGCGGTTCGAATTTACAGTCGTCATTCTCGTCGTAATTCTTGCGGAAAGGAACCTGAGCCCCTTCCATCTTCTCCTTTTCTTCCAGAAATCGCTTCACTATGTGTCTATGCTCTATAGACGTCATGGGCATATCAAATATGTAAACGTGATAAATGTTTAGGACATCGACCCCATCCTCGATGTCTCGGGGTTCTGGGGTGTTTGTGACGAATTTGAAATAGGAGTAAGACCCCCTTTTCAAATTGATCATGCCTCGTGTTTCTTCCTCGAGTTCTCGAACCGCACATCGAAGTGGGTTATAGACCTCTCGTCGGCGACACCCGCCGGTGACAAACGTCCACTCTTTGTAGCGCCTGTCATGGACTATCAAAAAGTGGGGAACGTCATTCACTGTACTCATCGGGATCGCTATTGCTTTGTGCCTTTCGCGTGGGCCTCGGGGATTTGACATCACCCTCTGATATTTCCTGACCAAAATATTTTGTTATATTTCCCGTGCGTGGATTGTAGCTAATCAAAAAGACGAGGCCGAGGAGCAAGAGCCACTGCCACAATTGCATTTATATTTCGTATATATGAAAAAATAAGGTTTAGTTCGCGTACAAAAGCCCGGCGAGGCCGTTCTGGATGCGGAGCACGTTGTAGTTGACGGCGTACAGGTACGGCGAGCTGATGGCCTGGTTGGTCAGACCCAGCATACCGTTGGGCAGCTGCGGGTCGGTAATCAGGCGGAAAGTGTCCAGACGGGAGAAGTTGAGCGTGCCGGTCGGCTGGAGCTTGGACGTGTCCAGGCAGTAGCTGATGATCGCGACGTTCGCCACCTGGTTGTTGTGGATATAGCCGAAGGGCGTGTTGTAGTAGTGGGCCGCGTCCATGTAGGCGGGCAGGGAGCGGAACTCGCCCACGTCCACACCGTTGATCTGGGTCTTGAGCACGTAGCGAGCCGCGGCCACGCTGTTGGCGCCGTTGGCGTAAATGGCCGGGTAGTTGGCAGCCGGGAAGGCCAGGAACTTGACCGGCTGAGCAAGGGCCAGCTCCTGAACCGGGTTGGTCAGGATGGTCACGCGATTCACCTGGGTAATCAGGAGGTCCTGGGCACCCTTCGCGAAGAAGTTGCGCTCAGTCTCATCCAGGTACACAAAGTTGGACCAGCACTGGAACATCAGGTCCGAGTACTTGACGGTCGAGGTGGCCGTGCCCTGGAAGAAGGACACGTCCGTGCTGGCCTGGATCTGCGTCGGGGCCGCCTGAGACGGGAAGGTCACAGTCACAGTCTGACCGCTGACCGCCGAGACGTACACCGGGCCAGTCACCGGCAGGCCAGCCACGTACTGACCGATGGCCGGCGCGCTACCAGTGCCCATCGGGCTCGAGAAGGTCGAGAAGACCAGGGACGCGCTCGTTGCGCCGACAGCCACCGAGCTCGCCAGGGGGACAACACCAGTCGTCACCGGGGCGTACACGTTCACCAAGGCGTTCACCGGCACTATGGTCGCCGTGGCGTTCGAGCTCGTGAACAGGTTCGCCTGACCGGCCGTGTTTGCGAAGCTCACAATCACGTTGCTGCCGATGGGCGAAGCCGTGTTCGAGTTGACAGTCTGAATCACAGCCAGGGAAGTCTGGGTGTTGGCTGTAGGCGCCACCACCAGAGACCCGGGGAAGAGGGGGCCGGTGTAAGAGCTGAAGGTCAGGTTGGCCGTCAGGTTCGAGCCAGCCAGGGTGCCCTGCTGGACCGACAGAGCCACGTTGCCAGTCGCCTGGGGAGCAGCCGACAGCAGAGGGTTGGTCGTCAGACCGAAGTTGACGGTCGTGCCCAGGTTCTGGGACCACGTGATGCGCAGCTCGACGTCATGGAACTGCAGGGCCACAAGCGGCAGGGAAACCGACCAGTCCTTGCAGAAGAAGAACTTCAGGGGGTAAAAGACGTTCTTCTGGTTGGTCGGGGTCGCCTGAGACGCCGAGCCGTTATTCAGGTAGCGCTGGGAGAAGGTCTGAGCGCCGGTCAGGGGCTCGATGTCGGTCGAGTACTCGAAGTCCTGGGTGTCGATAATCTGACCACCGATCATCAACTCCACCTTGTCGATAACCTTGGACCAATCGATGTTGGAGATCACGGAGCCGTTGGTGTCACGGGCCGTAAAGTACACGTAGCTGAGCAGGTCGCCCTTCTTCTCGAAGCGGATGGTCGAGATGCCACCGGCGGTAGGCTGACCCTGGATAATCTGACGCTCCACGGAATGAGCATAGTGAGTGTAACGACGGTAGTTGGACCGGAAGAAAGAAACCTCGGGCTTGCCCGTCAGCCACGCGTCCTGAGCACCGGTCGCGACAAGCTGAACGATACCTCCGCTCATTTTACAATTGGTCTAGATTATTTTAGACGACCGAAAGAGGCGGCTGGGCAATTGGGTTTTTGTCGAGTTGCTGGATAGCCACGTCCATCGATCTGTTCGTAGACAATGGGTTCATGCGTCCCTTCTTCTCATTGAATCTGTCGAATTCAGGCCGCTGATACTGTTGGAAACGCCCACCATCCGGTGCCGACACTGGGAACGCCGTCGTCTCGGACCGAAGGCACGACGGGGCGCCACCCTGATTGACGGGGTCCGTACGGACATTCATGCGACCAGGGCCCTCTGGGCGGTTCCCATTCTCACGGTAACCGCTCATGCGCGTCAGAGCCTTGTCCGTGTAGCACGTCTCGCCACCCTCGGCGTACGGCTGAGCCACGTTGTACTGAGCCGGGCCGTTCTCAAGGCCGTCGGCGCGCATACCCGTCTCGTGACGGATGGTGGAGCGCCGGGTCTTGATAAAGTCTGGGCGACCCTCCGGGCCCAAAAGAGCACCACCCTGACCCTCACCCTTGTTCTGAGCCGGCGGGCGGTACCACGCCTTGGTGTCCTTGGCCTGATGTGTGATTTCGCCAATCACCGTCCCACCATTCTTCACGACTGGGTTGGCGGGCCCGTTGCGGCCCTCGAGGGTCGTCAGACGCTCCTCGTTGATGTTGTTGGGTAGGGCACGGAAAAAGTCGTGGAAACCGCCCGCCGCCGGCACGTCGGCAGCGACACCCAGACCCGGACCGACGTTCTTGCGTTCGATGGGCTGAAGATTGTTCATCTTGTTCGTCACATTCTGGCGGTTGTACAAGTCGTAAACGGGCTGACCGAACGGGAAGCGACCCGCGTCCGGTGCACGGTCCTGGAGAGAGCCCGTGATTTCGTTTTTGGGGCCGAGACGAGAGTCGCCGATACGGCGGCCCAAGTCGGGAGTCATAATTTTGAGGTCAAAATAGTCCTTCGAGTGATCACGTGGATTCGCCATGAGATCCACGTCACGACGGGTCAAAGAAGGGGCGGCGACAGCCTGGGGGCGGGCTTCAGCCGAGGACTCGGAAGACTCGCTTAGACGCTTGCCTGCAAAGACGAGGCCGACGACTGCAGCAAGAGCCAAAGGGTCCATTACATTTACTTACTAAAATATCTCTGAACGAAACGAGTGTTCTGGTCATCGACGTACGTGCTGGTGGGATTCCAGCCCATCACGCGCTGCGGAATATCCACGTAGCTGTTCGGGAAATCGTACGGCTGTTCGGTCGGGTTCTTCTTCCATGCGATGGTGGTCCGCTCGCGGAGCATGCTCTCCACATCGGTCTTGTCCGCCAGAACAACGGTGGCCGGACCCATCATCACACCCTCCTGAAGGACTAGCGGGCTCGTGTTCAGCCGAGGCATTATTACTTTAGCTCTCGAAAAAAACTATAGATTTATAGTATGCCTTCTGCACCTGCCCGGGTGAATTACTCTCGTTCACACAAGGTCAAATCGGCCTCGCCTGCCCGCCGCCGCAGTAGTCTGCGCGCCGGTTCCGCTCCTGGTCGGCTTGGGGCTTCTCTGAACCCAAGATATCGTCGCGCCAAGTCGGCGTCACCTGGTGTCCGTCACTGGAGTCCTCCACGTGCTCGCCAGGGGTCGGCCGCGGTGCGCCGTGGATCGTCTGTTGGCCGCGGCGCCAAAGCGCTCACGGCGCTCCTGGCTCTACAGGCGGCTCTCGGTGGTCGCAAGGTGAACACGCCGTACGTCGGTGCGTCGGGTAAAGCCCTGGCTGTCTGGCCCCTGGGAACCACTGTACCTAACTACGCCTATATGACGCGCACCTCCGGCCGGAAACATGAACTCGCCAAGTTCCCCGCTGTCGAACGCGTCCGCATCCGCCGCCCTCTGACGTGCGGCCGCAAGGCGTGCCTGGGTGGCCAGCCCAATGCTTCGCTTTACGAGCCGAGGAAGATTCAGAGCCATATCTACGGCACCAAAGTGCCGCGCAAATTTGGAAACCGTCCCCTTATAAACCTGCCCGTTCCCGTCATTTCAGCAGCCAACGTCCTGAGATTCGAGGCGCAGGGGTACCAGTTCCCCAAATCGGTACTGAAGCAGGCTCACGCTGGCGCGCCAATTACCGCCAACTTCAAGCTCTCTAAGAGAACCATGGAGGCTCTGGCGGCCAAGGATCCGCGCCTGCTGCCCGCTCTTTTGGAGGCTTCCAAGCCTCTGCCGAGCCATTTCAATCGTACGCACGAGCTCGTCCTGCCTCCAAGCGTTCAACGTAAACTGGCCGCTCTGGAGACGCGCGGACGTTCTGCAGCGGTGATGAGCACCGCAAAGGCTTTGGTCGCCCCATGGAAGGTGGCGGCCAAAGCCCGGAATTTGACTGGACGCGCCGCAGCCTCTGTGGGTCGCGGCGCCGCGGCGGTGGGTCGTGGTGTGAGATATACGGCAAGCCTCCCTGGTAAGGGTCGGCGTGCACTGATGCGCGCCTTGACGGCTCAGGAACGTCGGCTACCGAATTAACGGCCATTGCCTGCACGCATCTGAGCACGCTCGGGAAGCGTAGAATAGAAGCGGTCGGGGTCGCACGCCTCCCCACCCTGATCCTTACAGATGGGTGAGAAGGGCTTGCCGTAAGCCGCCTGGGCAAAGGCCGCCTGGTCATTCGGAATGGTGGACGAGGCGGTCGTATAAAAGTTGCGTTCAGCGTCACGCTTACGCTCGAACGGGTGGATATTACTCCACTGTACGGCAATTTCCTGCCGCACACTGGGATACCACGCAGCGCTCGGACGGTCGGGGTAATCTATGTAGTCCGTCGGGAGGACGTTGCCCATGGGGTTGTTGAACGAGGGCATGTAAACTTCCTCGCGGAACGGGCCTGGAGCGCGGCCATCACCCTGTGCCGGACGGAGCTTGCCGTCCTTTATCAGGTTCGCACCGTACAGGTAGTAAAGGATCGCCAGGACCAACACGCCAAGGGCGAACACGCGCGGGTCGCGATTTATGATATAAATAAGGACTGATGCATAGATGACGAACCGGGAGGTTGCTGCGACGCGCTCGCGTGCAGACTGCTTCGCGGTAGGCCAAAACTCGAGGAGCTTGTCATTGCGAAAAATCTCCCTCGGGTCCATTCTGTAATAGTCTGAGAAATTACTTCTTTCGACCCTTGGACTTCAGCCGGGGCGTGGGCCGAGGGGCCTGCTGTGGCTGCGGCTGGATACCACCCATCAGGGATGCCAGACCACCGCCCGCGCCCATCATCTGGGAGAGCATGTTGTTCATCCCGGCCATGAGCGCCTTCTCGTCCATAGCACCGCCAGTCGTCTTCATGTTCTTGGCGCAGTTCTCTGCGGCAGCCTCAATCATACTCAGCGTCTCGGGAGGGAACATGTTGATCGTGTTACCCAGAATGTACATCGTCTGGATGTACTGCCAGATCGCGTCACGGGTGGCTGCGGACGGTGCATCCGTCGCCCACACCGTCTGAAGTCCGAGCCCCTTGACGAACTCGTTCTGGTCGGTGAAAAAGTCGGGAGACTTGGCCATCAGCTGGGTCGAAAAGGGCCCAATTTGCTTCATAAATGAGTCGAAAGTTTGGCGGGTACGCGGGGCGGCCTGAGCAGCCTTGAACGCCTCTTCCTCGGGGAACGTTGCTACGAGCTCGCCGAGGAACTGGCCCATCATTTCATTGAAAGCCTGGATCGTGGTCATCGTCACTCTACCGGTTCGACAACCTAATTCCTTAAGTAAATTAGTAAGGTTCTTTAGTCATGGTCTCGTGCGTTTCCGAAGATCGTGACACGATGAAATAGACGAGCAGAGCCACCAAAAAGGCTGGCTTCATCAGCTCTGAATTCTTGATAGGGCCTTCGTTGTTCATTTTGGCCCGGCCGTAGACGTAAGCCATGGTGACGGCACCCGCCACGACCGCGGCGCCTGTAGGGTCTCGTAGGTACTGATCCATACTTTAGTACCTGTTGAGCAATTTTTTAGGGCAATTTCTCGATGCGCTGCGGACCTATCTTCGACTCGGCCGCGTCATCAAATAGGTTCTGCTCCATGTTCGCCACGGACGGCTCGGGGGCCGGCGTTCCGCCTGGAACGTTCGGTGGCGTCGATGTGTTGTTCACGGTGACGGTGTTGTCGACTCCGCCTGGCGTCTTGCCAAACTCCATATTGGAACCGTCGACATTCATCGGGTCGTTGGTGTTCACGGGGTCCTCATTCATCACGTCGGGCACATCCTCGTCCTCATCCGGAGCCTCTTCGTCCTCGTGATCCAGGTTCAGGTCTTCACCGGCTGCGGGCAACGGCAGGTACGTCTGGAGAATCTCAGCCGTCGGAACGAGCTCCTCGATGACGTCCGTAATTCTCTTTGTAAATCGAGCCTTCAGGTCTTCGTTCCGCTCCTCTTCGGTATGGGGCTCAGTGATGATAAGGGGCCGCTCGTACAGGTCCTTGGCGCACGCCTCGTAGCACCGCTGGACAAACACGTCGTTCGCAGGCAGCTTGATGCAAATCTTCTTGGACTTTTTGTCGGTCCGGATCGAGCTCAGAATCTTGACGTGGATGACGAACACGGCAGCCATCAGGTTCGGGAAAAGGGGCTGGTTCTTGATGATCGCCTCTGTATTTTTGAGGGAAATTGAAGAGTTCCAAGTCTTGATGGCCCGGAGGAGCTCCTGGAACACCAGAGTCGTGTTCTTCGACTTTTTGTCCGCAACCTCCTTCTTGGCCTCGAGCCAAATCTCCCAGAAAGCCTCAATCATCACCGGAATCATCGCGTCACATAGTTTCTTGGTAAAACGCCGCTCGGACTCGTTGAGCAGGTCCATTGATATTACTGGGTATTTATTTGCGTGTAGCTTGGCGCGTACCACCCCAGAATCTCTTTAATGACTGGATGGCGTTCAATTTCCGCCTCTGTAAACACAACGTGCTGAACCTGGTCAGAAGGCCGAAGCCTCGTCACGAGGTCCATCAGGCCGTTCGTCTCGAACCCACGGTCGTGCTGTCGTGGATCACCCGTGATGACCATCTTGGAGCCGTCACCGATGCGAGTCAGAACCATCTGCATCTGGTTGGGTGTCGAGTTTTGCATCTCGTCGGCGATGATCCAGGACGCGTCGAACGTCCGACCGCGCATGTAGGCCAAAGGGCACACTTCAATAAGACGGTCCTCCATCATCGCACGGATCTGCTGGGGCCTAAAGTGACGCCCGAGAGCGTCGGTCAATGGCCGTACCCACGGGTCCATCTTGGCCTCGAGAGTCCCGGGCAAAAAGCCGTGTTGCTCATCGACCGACACGGCCGGGCGGGTCAGAATGATGCGGTTCACATGGCCTTGCTTGAGAGCCAGGGCGGCTGAATTGCACGCCAGAAGGCTCTTGCCGGTACCGGCTGGGCCAGTACTCACGACGACTGGTATCAGGCGGTTCTCGAGAAGGGACTTGTAGCGGATCTGGACAAGGTTGCGCGGACTTATCATTTGCCTTTGGTGACTCTTATTTTTTGAGCCATTTTCTGCAGGTTGACGAGTCCTGGAAGGAGATCCAGGGGCTCGTCGTCCATCGGTTCCTCCTGGACAGCCTTTGAACGCCGGTCCCACCTTACCCTGAAACTTACCGGTCCGGACATATCGACCGTGTAGCCCAGTTTTTGGAGCTGTCTACAGAGGTACTTGACCGCCTTGGGAAGGTCGTACCGTGGAAATCCCACGACGAACGGGGGGACGGTCAAGAGGGCGCTCTTCTGTCCGAGTTCGTGCGACGTGCGAATTTTGCGAGAAAATTGGTCGAGCAGAGCTTTGTACGTCTCCTTTTTGACGTTCTGGCGGGCCTTTTCGAGGGCCGCCATCTCTTTGGCGGTCACGGGGAGCGCCATCCTAGTCTCTTGGGGTTATTTTTCTAGCGCTGATACGACTCAAGTGGCGGGACGTTTACCGGCTTGCTCAGGGCGTCAGCCAGCTGAGCGTCCAGGGCGTTCTGAACCGTCTCCCACGACTCGTAACGGTCCGGCTTGTACGCCTTCGAGTAGTCCACCTTGGCGGTCGGCGTCTGGTTCAGGATGTCGACCGTGCCGTTCTGGTTCACCCGGGCCTGAACATCGAGCTGCTCGCCATAGTAGTTCTTCGTGTTCAGGAACATGAAGCGCGAGTTGTACACGCCTTCACCCTGGTGGTTGATGAAGAGCGTCTCGAGCGGCCGGAAGTCATCCTTGGTGGCTATCACGGCGTCGATGATAACCTGAGTCACGTCAGGGGACACACGGTCTCCCGTCTGGGCACTAATCTCGGCTGCGTACGTGGCCGTCTGACGACCGTTCCAAATCAGGAACGCGATCACGAGCAGAAGGCCGACTGTCACCAGGTCCTTCATACTATTACTTTAACCGATGAAAAAAGTTGGTCGGCGCGTTTCGGTCCGAACGAAAAAACCCACCCTCAGAGTAATGGCCTTACTGGTCTACTCAGACAAGTGCAAGTGGTCCGCCGACATTATGAACTTTATCAAAACTCAACCATCTCTTATCGAGATTGTCCGATTTCATAACATAAATACGGCGGGAGTCCCTTCGAAGAAGATCACCCGAGTTCCAACCTTGGTCACGAACGAGGGCCAGATGCTCGTCGGCGCCGAGGTGAAGAACTGGCTCATGTCCATGATCCCGAACGACTTTGACTCTTGGGACGGTACGGGCAATTTGTGTTCAAACTTGGACGGGACTGAGAACGCCTGCCTCTTTGACCTCGACAAGTACGGTGAGTCCCTCCAGCCTATAATGACCCCCGAACTTGAAGAGAAAATTTCTATGAATGTAACTGAAGCGATGCAAAAGGCCAGAACTTAGAGAATGGGCGCGTCTTCAGACCAATGTACCTAAAAACCATCCAGGCCTCGGCCATAAAGGCGGTTTTTGAGGTGCTCAAGGATATCATCAATGATGTGAACGTGTACTTTACGCCAGCCGGCGTTCACATCTTGACTCTGGACACGGCCCGTGTGACCCTCGTCCATATGACCCTCGGGTCTGAGAACTTTGAAGAGTATCAGTGTCCTGCTGAGATGGCCGCCGGTCTCAACATGGGTAACATGTACAAGCTGCTCAAGTCCATCTCGGGGGCGGACACCCTGGTCATGCGTATGGAGAACCGTGACTACATCGACCTGATCATCGAGAACCCAGTCAAAAAGTCATCGACCATTTTCAAATTGAAATTGCTGGACATCAACGAGGACATACTTGGTCTGCCGGACGTGAACATGGACGTCGTGACCACTTTGCCATCGGTCGACTTCCAGCGGATCGCCCGTGACATGGGCAATTTGGCTCAGGAAATGAGCATCGTCCGTGAAGGGACCAAACTGACCCTCGGCTGTAACGGTGACTTTGCCGACCAGGTGACGACCATCGAACTTCCAGAGTCGGTCAACCGGACAGGATCCAATTTCAGTTTGAAATACATCAACCTTTTCACCAAGGCGACCAATATGTGTGCTTCGGTCCAGATTATGCAAGACTCTACGAATGATAACATGCCTATAGTTTTCAGATATACAATCGCCAACTTGGGAGACTTGCGGTTCTATTTAGCACCCAAGATGGACAATTAAACATTTAAGACTAGTAATTACCACTAGTTATGGAAGGCCGGTACAAGGAGCGCGTCCAGGGGTGCAAGTCCGAGGAGGAGCTCGTCGAGTACCTGCTGACCGCCATGCCCGTGATAAAGGAGTACACGGCGAGCGAAGACGCACCAGCCCCAGAAAAGGTAACGCGGGCCCTAGGGTTCGAACTCAAGACGCGTAGGGGCGTCCAGCGTCAGGACATTTACAAAAAGTACCTTGCCGAAGTTGAGAACGAATTTGATCTGCAAGTTGGACAGGGGCCTCCGGTCCACACTTTGCCATGTCGGGGCTGTGGACAATTCTATACCAAAGTTTTTGACGAGACGGTCAGTGAAGAAATCTGTTCGGGATGTGGACGCATGGACTATATTCAGGGTGAAGAGGTGGGATTCAAGGAGGAACAAGAGATGGAGAAACACGTCATCTATTCTTACAAGCGCGAGAATCACTTCAATGAATGGATAAGTCAGTTTCAGGCGAAGGAGTCGACGAGCGTCCCCGAAGAGGTCTTGAACCAGCTCAGGTCGGAGTTCAAGAAGCAGAAGATCAAGGATCTGAGCGAAATCACACACGAAAAGGTCAAGGCTTTGCTCAAAAAACTCGACAAGTCAAAATATTACGAGCACGTACCTTACATAGCGACTATACTCAGCGGTATCACCCCTCCAACGATGCCTCAAGCCCTTGAAGACAAGCTCCGTCTCATGTTCCACAAGATTCAAGCACCGTTCGAGAAGGTCAAGCCGGCAAACCGCAAGAACTTCCTGAGCTACTCATTTACCCTTTACAAATTCTGTGAACTTCTGGGCGAGGATGACTACCTGCCGTGTTTCCCGCTCCTCAAATCCAAAGAGAAATTGTACATCCAGGACCGAATATGGGAGGCTATCTGTCACGAGCTCTCTTGGCAATTCATTCGGAGCGTGTGATTAGCAGTCAATGAGGTCCATGGGCGGCGGATCCTCGACCAAGGGTTCAACCTTCTCAAACTCGAGAGCCCCCAATTTGTCTGGGAAATTGATGAGCACACCAGCCTTCAGACCCGTCAGTTTCATGTAGTTCCTAATTTGATTCCTAAATTCATCCTTGAGCCTCGAAGTGGACTTGAGCTCCAAGATGAACTTGCCTGCGACGATAAGGTCGGCCCTCAAGTTGCCGACATTGTGCCCTCTGTACGAGACGCACAAGATTCGTTCGGATTCGTACGACAGACCTTCGTCACGAAGGGCAATTTCAAACGCGTTGTGATAGACGCGCTCGGAATAGCCTGGACCCAGAGACTTCCAGATGTCTTGGGCGAGTTCAATGCAGCGATCCATGGGTCGCCAAGATGTACGCGAATGTGAAAACCTGCCCCATGACCACAAGCTTGGCGAGTACAGGACCTGTTTTCCACTCGGCGCCGTGCCACGTCGGATTCAGGGTAAATAGGGTGTCGACCACGACCCCTAACCCCAGACCCTTAAGGACGAGTTCACGTGGGACTGGCCCTGACCAGACGACGACCATCGCGGCCGCAAACATCGCGGCGGCGGTGGCATCCTTGATTTGACTAATTTTCATACTAAATTAAGCTATGAATTTTTTAACGCATACGGGACAAGAGCTGCGTGTTGGTCGGCATACCCGCCCCGATACGCAGGGTCCGTCCACGGGACCGGGACCGGGACCGCGAACGAGACCGTCCACCCGACTGGATAGCCTTGGTGCCTACGCGACCCGCAAGCATGGCCGCCTGTTCGGCGTTGCCCGAAGTCAGAACGTGGACGGTCGCCCGGACGTTGTACGCAATTCTCGGAATGAAATGCGAGACGATGGCCAAGAACGCGATGAACATCGTCCAGGCCAGGTAAAACTCGAGGTTCTGGCGGGCACGGTTAGCCGCCTGCTCGTACTGACCAATCTGATTGTCCATTGCCGTGACGGTTCGGCTCGTGACCGAGGTGACGATCCACTTCACGGCAAACATGGGGTTCGCGGCCGTCGCCGCGGCTCCGCCCACGTTGATAACCGTCTGACGGCTGGGCGCGGCGTTCCATGCGCGCTGGTACCACTGGCGGGCAGCCAGAGGGGCGTTTCCGGTGGGCGTGGGAACCATTGCAGCCGGCCCACCCGCCGGCAACTTCGGGAAGTGCATCACGGCACCGACAGCCGCGAGGCTGAAACCTAGGGTCAAAAGCACTCGACGGAGAGTCGACCGGGACAGGCACGAGAGGGCCACGGCCGGGTGCTTACGGAGTTCGCGTTGGAGAGCCTGCTTGCGCTGGGGTGCCGGGGCGGTCAGCGCCAGTTGAACCCCCGTGGTCAGTGCCAAGCGGCGGTTGTGACGGACCGAGCCGTTCACGGAAGTCGTGCGCGGCTTCCACTGCTGAATTTCGCGCAGGGTCGGCATCGATTAATTTACACTTAGAATTTATTTAACCTTTAGGTACTTGCGGCTGATCCACTTGGCATCCTGGCGGTAAATGCGGGACGCGCGGGGCAGCCGACCTTTGGTCAGCGTGCCTATGGCCATAAGACGGCGGAACACCGTCAATGGGCGCTCACCCTTGACGATACCCTTCGAGAGCGCCTTGTGGCGGTTGGTCATGGCCTCGACTGGGTGGTACCCATACTTGGTGAGCATACCACCCTTGAGCTTGCCGATAACCTTCGTCGAGTGGCCGATGGCGCCCACGTCGTACGCCGGGACAGCCTTGACGCGCCGGCTCGCCGCCTTGCGAACGTAAGAATAGCCGGGACGACCCTTGCTCGCCTTGACGGTGATCTTTTTGCGCGAAAGTCTCACGACGTGGCTGGAACGGATGTGGTGTTTCATTTTGAAATTCAATGAGAAAATTACTGGGCGGCCATCCCTTTCATAAATAGCTTGAGCTTCTGCTCTTGGCCCGCTGAAAAGTCGAAGATGTCCACGTCTCCAGAATTTAGATTCAAAATAGGAAAGTCGTAGGTGGCCCGTGAACGCATCTGGGTCGTGATGAGCGCCAGGGCGTAACTTTTGATGTCCTTTATTTCACGCACCAGACCCCATTCAAACGCCATGACCAACACATCCTCTCTTTGGCGCGCCAAGAACGGACCACACGGTATGGCCTCGGCCGTGGCACCATCTATATAGTGCCAGCCGTCGTTCAATTTTGCTGAAGAAATGATGAAGGGGATGGCGATCGTGGCGCAGACGGCGTCGACGACATTCATACCGGGTGTCGAGTCGACCGAGAAGTAAACCGTCTTGGACGTATTGACGCAGTAAGACGCCATGTGTATTTTCACCGGCCACCAATCGTACAGCTCTTTGAACGTCACGGTTCGCTTACCTGTGAACTTTTCAGTCATATCCGAAAAGACGGTGTGTAATTTTGAATTCGAAATGAGTCCCCAGTCTTTGAGGAGACTTTTGATGTTGGGCTTCATCATCTGCTTTATGGGCACGGTCAACGTAAAGTCAAGAACCTTTGTGGTGTCCCCTTTCGCAAGGGCAAACACAAAAGCCAATAGGGCTCCGGCTGACGCACCTGAAATCTCTTCCAGTTCATCGAGCCGACCCACTTGTTTTAGTCTCGTAAGAGCTCCCAAAAAGGTAAAGTACCCCATGGCCCCTGGGCCAATGGCGAGGTACTTGACCATCCTGGTATTTTAGGTATAAATTAGGTCACCCGACCCGGCGCGCCTCCTAGTAATACTGGGGGAACTGGGAACGCAGGGACGCGAACGCGATCGCGAACACCAGGGTGTGCACACCCACGGCCGCACCCGACGTCTGGCCGCTGCGGAAGATGCCAGCCGAGCCCGGGGGCAGGGTCAGCAGCACGCCCGGTGTCAGCAGGACGAACAGCAGAGCCGGCACAACAAGGTCAGTCGTCGTCAGGCTCAGGCCCAGCACGTACTTGGCCAGCGCCCAGTACAGGATGGCCAGGACGGCACCGTGCACGACGGCCTGGACCAGTAGGCCAGCGCCGCGCGGCAGGGCCAGCAGCAGGCCCGGGCTGAGGACAGCGAACAGGAGAGCCGGGGTCAGCACCTTAGGGCCGGTGATGTCGATCATTTATAAGTAATCAACATAATTTTCAACCCATGCGTAAAAGTTCTGAGGAACGACTCGGTCTGAGATGACGGGCAATTTCGAAATTGAATTCCATAGGTCAGTCTGGACGTAGCCTGGTTCAGAGTTTGTGTACCACTTGGACGGGTCCAAGACTAGTTCGACAAACTGAGGGTAACCCGCTCGACACTTGATGTAGTTCTGTTCGAGATAGTTCCTCAGGTGCATCCAGCCGTCGAGGAGTTCCTGAGAGTACATGTCCTGCCAATCCTCTGGATGGAGCTCCGGGTCAAACTCGTCCGACCCTTCAGAGTCGTACGCTTCACCGTCGTAATTGTACGCATCACGCGAGTACTCATCGTTGATACCCATTCTGGTTGAACTTACTATACTAAAGCTACAGGTCCTTAAGCCCGGACACTGTAACACCCGCCGACTCTTTCATGGGTGCGGCATCGAGGATCGCCTGGAAGGCCCCCTCGACCTGAGCCTCATTTCCACCGAAAAAGGAACCGAGACCCTTGCGAATCACATCCTTGGTGATCGGGCCCTTGGTCTTCTTCTTTTTGAAATTGACCTTGACCTTTTCCTGGACACGTACAGTGTCAATCTCGTGCTGTGCCATATGGGCAGTCACAAACTTGCGAAGATCCTTTTCGCGACCGTTAAGGACGCTGAGATCTTTGCGAGCTGCAAGAAGTTGGGCCTTGAGGGTAACCCATTCGGTCATTGCCGCTTTGAAATCCATTCTAGTAAGTCCATAGGACTTTTTTATGTAAAGGGGACGCGGGGACGCAAGGAAAAGTCGCTACACGACTTACTGATACTCCGGGCTGATCTCGAACTTGGGGCGCATGGTGTCCGGCGGGATCGTGCTGAGGTTGAAGATGCTGACGGGCGAGCGCGGGTTGATCGGCTCCGAGCGGAACTGCAGGTTCGCGTTACGCAGAACGCCACCCAGGGTCTCGGGGTAGCCAATCTGGTTACGCGGGTCCATGTAGTTCTGGCCGCTCAGAATCTTCTCCGGGCTGAACTGACCAAAATCCTCGGTCTGGACAACCTCGCGCGGGATCAGACCCGCCGAGCTCATGTCACCACCAGCCAGGTACGGGCCCTCACCCTGGGGCACCTCACCCGCCGCGCGACCGGAGTTGGCGCGAGCGTGAGCGCTGGCATACGCAGCGTTCGACAGGTTCATGCCCGACACGTCAGCACCCGCCGTGAAGCGGCTCTTCTGGGGAGCGACCAAAAGTATGAGAATCACAGCCGCGAGAACCATGATAGCCAGGCCCTTGCGATCCATTTATTATAGGTCACGAATAAAAATTTTAGTCAAGATAGTCCGCTGGGTCGTCCTCATCCTCGACTTCGTCCGTGAACAGACACTCCTTGGGAAAGTTGGGGACCTGCGCGCCTGTGCGGACGCGCACCTGGACCACACGCCAGATGGGACCGAACGACTTTTTCAGGAACCATAGACCGGCCAGCTCGAACAGTGCATCGCACTGGGAACCGGCTGTGACATCCTCGAGAGCCAAGGGGTTCTTCTGACGGTCGAACGCCAGAGTCGCCACCTGACCCTTGACGGACACGAGCGACGCACCGAGCACACCGTCCGTGACGCTCTCCTGGAAAGCATTCACGATAGTCTCGTCGCTGAGCTCCTTGCCGAACCACTCCACCTTGGACTCCTTGGCCTTGGTCAGAAGCTCCGCATCGATGGTGTCGAACACGGACTGGTCCTCGATCTTGAAGTTGATGGACTTGGACGCGAGGCCGTCCTGAGCGATGATGCCGTTGACCTGATGACGCTGACCAGAAATCTTCAGAAAGTAACGACCGTCTGGAAGCTTCTGGGGTTTGCCGTACTCCATTAATAGTACATACAAAAATCTTCTTTAATACTAGATGAACCTGTGCAAACAAGAGTTCCTGAACAAGGGGTGTATGTGTTTGGCAGACCCGATGGACCCATGGAAGACCATATGTGCCTATATTAACCGGGAAAATGGTCTCGTCTACCCCTGTGACACTGGGTGCTGTGTCCCTCGGTGTCAGGGTCAGGGGTCAGGCCCTCGATTTGATGTAGAAATTCGTCCGTCTGGAGGCGTGACGCTTCCGCCTGGCTTCGGTGGTCCGGACCTTCCTCAAAGCGACACCCCTACAGAGATCAAGGGGGCTGCACCCTTCAACTTTGACGCTGGCTGGAAGACGGAAGGTCTCGACACGCTCAGAAGTCGCAAAGTTTGGCATCTGGCGCTTTCCGGTGCAATCCTGCTTATTTTGATTTTCTTCGCGTGCTGGGCACTCGAGTAACGGGGCTTAAAGGAGTGTACCATGTACACTGTAGAAATGGCCCCCACCACTGAGACTCCCGTTACCCTCGAGCTGCTCGCCAAGGAGCTGAAGGCTCTGCGCAAGGATGTGCGCAAGATCCGTCAGCACATCGAGGACCCGTCTGGTGAGAAGGCGGCGGTCCGTGCCCAGAACAACGGTTTCAACAAGCCCCTGGACATCACCCCGGAGCTGCGCGCTTTCCTGGCTCTGCCGGCTGGCGAGAAGATCTCCCGTTCGCAGGTGACCCGCAAGGTGAACGAGTACGTCGAGCAGAAGGGCCTGAAGGCGGGCCAGAACATCACGATGGATGCGACCCTGCAGGCTCTGCTGCACCCACCGGAGGGTACTCAGGTGACCTTCCTGAACATCCAGAAGTACATCAACCCGCACTACATCAAGGAGGTCAAGCCCAAGGTGGAGAAGGCGCCGGTCGACCCAAACGCACCTCCCAAGGAGAAGAAGGTGCGCCCGAAGGTGGCCAAGCCTGCCGCCACGGCCTGAATTTAATGTCAGATAGTAATATCATAAAATGGGCCGCAACAACGGTGGAATCGGTGGATCGGGTGTGTTTGGTCTCATAGGCACTACAGTCGAGTGCAAGGCTGACGACCGCTCTGCGTATTGTACCGGGGCCAAAATAATAAACGTCATCATTTGGCTCGTTATTCTTTATGGGCTTTTCCTACTCGCGCGCGACTACCTGAAGAAGTAGGCAGTTAAAAACCTAGGGTGTAGGTAACACAAAGAAAAATGTCCGAACCCCCACCCGAACTTTCAGTCGACGACCTGAATGCTCTGGTAGGGACAAAGATTAAGGACATCAAATTGTACCAACGGGCTTTCACTCACAAAAGCGCGTTGAAGCGATATTCAGGTCTGACTGGTTCGTACGAAACACTCGAGTTTATGGGCGACTCTGTCCTAGGATTTATCATCACAAAACACCTATTTGACCTTCACGAAAAGGAGCAAGAAGGGTTCCTGACCAAGGCGCGTACCAAGATGGTCAGGGGAAAGACCCTCTGTGAGATTTCACATGTGCTCGGCCTCGACAAGTTGATTCTGATGGATGAAAAGGGTGAGCGCAATGGCTGGAATACCAACGAGCACATCATGGAGGACGTCTTTGAGGCGCTCGTCGGGGCCATCTATTTGGACCTGGGTATGGTCCACGCCAAGAAGTTTGTGCTTGAGTCCTTCACCAAAGTTCAAACGTCTCTCGTAGATGACAATTACAAGGACCAATTGATGCGCTGGTGCCAAGCCCTCAAGTATCCCTTGCCTGACTATCAGGTGGCGGGACAGGTGAACGGCCAGTTTTTCATTAGCGTCTATGTCGATGGCCTCAATTGTGGTTCAGGATTTGCATCGACCAAGAAACAGGCTGAACAGAACGCCGCTCAGATAGTGCTTAAAACAGATGCGCGTTTTAAGAATAAGGATGGACCCCCAAAGCGAGACCCCACTAGTCGCCCGGGCGCGTGAGCTGCTCGCGGCTGAATACGCCGAACAAAGGTCTCAGGAATGGTTAGACCTGCGTGATCAGATGATTACGGCCAGTGACGTGGCGAGCGCCATCGGCGAAAACCACTACGAAACGCCCGACGCGTTCATCAAGAAGAAGGTTCTTCGGACGAAGTGGGCCGGCAACGCCGCCACTGAACACGGGACCTTGCTCGAGCCGCTCGTCCGGGACCTCTACGACGCCCGGACCGGACGCAAGTCACATGAGATTGGTCTGGTTCAGCACCGTCAGTACCCGTGGCTCGGCGCATCACCCGACGGCGTCACGGAGGATGGACTGCTCATCGAGATCAAGTGCCCTCTGACTCGCAAGATCGAGGCCAAGGTGCCCAAGCACTACTGGCCTCAAGTTCAGTTACAACTCGAGATTACTGACCTTGAAGAGTGTGACTTCATTCAGTACCGCCCGGGAAGCGCCGACCCCCCAAAGCCCGAAGAGTTTGTGATTGTCCGGATCAAGCGTGACCGCGAGTGGTTCGCACGCCATCTGCCGGCCATGAAGGCATCATGGGAACGGATATGCAAGGGACGCGCTCACGGACTTTGTGAGCTCGTGGCCGATTCGGCAGAGCCTCCTGTATTTAAGAATGAAATTGCTTGTCTCCTAGTAACAGACGATGTGGAAGTGTCCGCACCGACCGAAGATGCTCAAGTGTCGTGAGTGTCAAGGGGATTTCTGTTCGAGATGCATTCAACTTGAGGTGCATTTCTGCCCCAAATTGGACGAACGGTCGAAAATTGAAAAAGATAACCTGGCGAAAAAGCTCGTCAAGGTTGTGGCACCAAAGGTGTCCACAATTTAGTTCTTGAATTTCTTGTACAGAAAGTAAGCCAGAATTACCAGCACCACGTAGAACATGAGAGAGTCACCCCGGGTTCCCTTGGCCGCCAACCAGCGCCCAAGAGAGTCCCCTGAGCTGCCCATCCACGACCAAGGCATATCTGGACGGTACCACGTGCACGTACCATCCGAGTACTCGAACTTGCGCGCAGGGTACATGGCGTAAGGGGCTGGGTTCACGCTGGCAGTCTTGAGGTACATCGCGCCTGAAGAGTTGAACTCTGGGCTCTGGCTCTCCTCGACCGGGTCCTGCATCTCCATCGGCACCTCGTCAATCTGAGTATAGTACGAGCCGTCGATAAAGGTATCCTTACGGAACCCATCAGTGTTGACGCCGTACGTGCCTGACCAGGTGTAGGGGTCGAACCCGTCAATCTGAAGGCGGTCGTCAATCATCCAGGCTGTCGCCATCTTCTTACCATTCGAATAGATTTTTAAACGTAGACCTTGGTCTGTACTTTCTGACGGTGGACCTCCCACATCTCGTCGAGGTCCACGTTGAGCATATGGGCCAGCTGGAACATGTAACTGAAGACGTCGCCCATCTCCATCATCACGTCCGTGCCGCGGTCCTTCTTGAGGCCTGTTTTCTTGTAGATGCGCTGCTTCTGACGAATTGACGAAGCCAATTCACCCATCTCTTCATTCAGTAACATCCATACTATACTTACTGGTGCTTTGTCCCACCCCTTCCTTTGGCACATGGCCGCCGTCTCATCACGGTATTTATTCATTACGTATCAAAGGCCCTAACCCCTTAAGCTCGGTTCAGGTGTGTGACCCACGAGCGATTCTTGACTATCAAGACGAGCGAAAGCAACAAAAGGATGAGTTCGGCCGCGAGCTTGTAGTTTTCGATAACAGTCTTGTCGACCGTCTTGCCCTCCGCCCACGGCTCTATAATTCCGTTACTAAATAGGCGGATGGCGCGGTCGAGCGCAAAGAAGATCAGAAAACCCAAGACGATATCGTCGAGTGCCCTGACCATTTAGTTAATACCAAACTTAAAATTGCTCGGGATTTTATTCCCGTACGTGCTCGTGCTGACTGGTGTCTCGAGTGGGACCGGGTTACGGGAAATATCACGCAGATAGACAATCTGTTGGAGCAGGCCCGTCGAGATGGTCTCGGTCGCCTCCTTGACCACGCGGTCATTCATTTTTGAAACCTGATTGCGGACGTCCGTGTACGGGTCACCCGACAGGTTGGTCCAGACCCGACGCATCAGCGCCTGGAGGTCAGAGTCGTTCTGACGCTCGATCTGGTAACCCGTCTTGTCCTTCATGGCCCGGATCACAGCCTCGTGAAGATATTCCCGATTGAAATCCGAAAAGTAAGCGTTGGACAGGGGAGTGGGCAAAGACCGGCGAGTCGGGAGGAACTCCATTGAGATAGGCGAGGATAAAAAAAAGGACCGTCTGTCTTTTATAGAATGAAGGTCATCAAGCGCTCGGGTGATGTCGCCGAGATGCTGTTCGACAAGGTGACTAAGCGAATTTCAAAACTAAATCAGACTCCAGAATTCACACCCCTGAATGTCCAGCCGGACAAGGTGGCACAGAAGGTTTTCCAGAGTATGTACGATGGTATTTCTACTACCGAAATTGACAACCTGACGGCCGAGGTGGCTGTCGCCATGATTACAGAACACCCCGACTATGAGACTTTGGCTATGCGAGTGACCGTGAGCAATATGCAAAAGACGTGCCCGAAGACATTCTCGGACGCGATGGTTGCCTTGCACACCAAGGGCATCGTCTCGGACTACTTCATGAAGTGCCTGGCGCTCGAGATTGACACGTGGATTGACCACCGCCGCGACTACCTCTTTGGCTACTTTGGCATCAAGACCCTCCAGAAGGGGTACCTGAACGTGGGTGAGACGCCCCAGTACCTCTTCATGCGTGTGGCGCTCGGCATTCATGGTGACGACCTGCCGCGCGTCCGCGAGACGTACGACCTGATGTCACAGAAGTACTTTACGCACGCCACACCGACCCTGTTCAACGCCGGGACCAAGAACCCCCAGATGTCCAGCTGCTTCCTGGTGGCCATGAAGGATGACAGCATCGAGGGTATCTACGAGACTCTCAAGGAGTGTGCGCACATATCCAAGTGGTCCGGCGGTATCGGTATCCACTGTTCAAACATCCGTGCGTCCGGTACGGCCATCAAGGGCACAAACGGAGTGGCTGACGGCATCGTGCCTATGCTGCGTGTCTTCAACAATACCGCCCGGTACGTGAACCAGGGTGGCGGGAAGCGCAAGGGCTCTTTCGCCATCTACCTCGAGCCGTGGCACGCTGACGTCATGGAGTTTCTGGAGCTGCGTCTGAACCAGGGTGACGAGGAGATGCGGTGCCGCGACCTGTTCACCGCCTTGTGGATCCCAGACCTCTTCATGGAGAAGGTTGAGAAGGATGAGGATTGGCACCTGATGTGCCCGCACGAGTGCCCATGCCTGACGGACGTGTACGGTGAGCAGTTTAACGAGCTGTACCGGATGTACGTTGCACAGGGGAGGTTCAAAGAGCAGGTCAAGGCCCGTACCGTTTGGGACGCGATCCTCAAGAGCCAGGTTGAGACCGGCACACCCTACATGTGCTACAAGGATGCCACCAACGAAAAGAGCAACCAGAAGAATATCGGGACTATCAAGTCTAGCAACCTGTGCACTGAGATTATGGAGGTCAGTGGGCCCGACGAGACGGCAGTATGCAATTTGGCCTCTATTTGTCTCCCGACGTTTGTGAAGGACAGTTACGATGGAACTGGACGTGAGTTCGACATGGGGATGTTGGGCAAGGTGGCTCGCATCGTGACGCGCAACCTGAACCGCGTCATCGACAAGAACTACTACCCTACCGAGGCGGCCCGGAAGTCGAACATGCGCCACCGGCCCATCGCTATCGGCGTGCAGGGTCTGGCCGACGTGTTTCAGATGCTCGGTCTGTCGTTCGATGGGCCCAAGGCTCGTGAACTCAACACGAGCATCTTCAGGTGCATCTACATGCAGGCGGTGTGGGAGTCTTTCACACTCGCCGAGGAAGAGGGACCGTACGAGACGTTTCAGGGTTCGCCAGCATCTCAGGGCTTGCTTCAGTTTGACCTCTGGGGCAAGGAGGATCACGCGTTTGATACTCACAAAGACCGGATTGCTAAACACGGCCTGCGCAACTCGCTTCTGGTGGCGCCGATGCCGACCGCCTCGACCGCCCAGATCATGGGCAATAACGAGGCTTTCGAGCCGTACACGACCAACATCTACCTGCGTCGAACTCTGGCTGGTGAGTTTGTGATGATCAACAAGCACCTGGTCAAGGACTTGCAGAAGCTCGGAATGTGGACTCCAGAAATTAAGAATGAAATTGTGCGAGCTGGTGGGTCGGTCCAGCAACTGGACATCCCGGACGAGTTGAAGGTCGTGTACCGGACCGTATGGGAGATTCCACAGAAGTCCATCATCGATATGGCGGCTGACCGGGGCGCCTACATCGATCAGTCTCAGTCGCTGAATATTTTCATGGAAAATCCGACACTGGCCAAGCTCTCGAGCATGCACCTGTACGGGTGGAAGAAGGGGCTCAAGACGGGCATGTACTACCTGCGGACCCGCGCCAAGGCCAAGGCGCAGCAAGTGACGGTTCCGGTCGGAAACCCACTGGTTTCCTCCTCACCGACGCCCGAACAGATCCTCGCGTGCTCGCGCGAAAACCCCGAGTCGTGTATGATGTGCTCTGGCTAAGCCGAGCACGAGGGTGTGCTCTGGCTAAGCCGAGCACGAGGGTGTGCTCAGGCTAGAGAATTTTGTTGCGTAAATTCAAGACAATGGGTCTATTCAATTCGTGGATGCAGCGCCGGACCAAGGCTCGTGAAAATAGAAACGCCGCGGCGAGAATTAGACTCAATGCCATGAAGAGAAACAGAAATAACGCCGAGGCGAGATATACCAACTTCAGAGCCACTAGGAACCGGTCGACTTTCAATAGTCGGGCCAATAATAAAGAGCGTTCTATGTTGATTAACTATCAGACTTTGGCGCGGAGCGTCAAAGCCTTGGCGAATTCTCTGGGACTTTCTAGTAAATAAAAGAGATCATTACAGTTAATTGAAGCATGCTACCAAGAGATTTGGTCCAAAAGATAATTGAGTGGTCGAGTCCATCAATCGACACTCAATTAGCTTTCAAAATTCCTCCCAAGAAATTGGACGAGTCTAGGGCTTGGAGGCTTTGGTACCTCCTCAAGTCCCATGACGGGATCATTTACAATTTAGAAACAGAATCGCTCCATATCCTCCGGATGCCAGGTGCCTACGCGGTCCGTCGACCCATCAAGTTGGATTGGGTCCAGGAGGGTATGTGGTGCTTTAACGCAGACGGGTTGGAACACACGCTCGAGATGGCCACCGCCTCGGGTGGCTTTATCGTGGTCCCAAGTAACCTCCCATGGCTTACGGAGCTTCGTGTACTTTTGAGAGGTTCCGGCCTCGCGCGAGTGATTGGCGCCGCGACTGGGTCAACCTTCTAGCGCACCTGTTTACTGAGGTTGTAGCCGTACTGTTTGCTCGCATTGGGTGCGTAATACTTGCGTGTAGTACGGAACTTGACCTCGATACGTCCATTTGGGTGGGTTATCAAGATCGGCAACTGAACACGAGCGCCGATGGTCATCTTGGGAGGGCTGGGGCTCTTGCGCTTGGGAGGGCTAGGTGTCCTGGCCTTGCGCTTGGGAGGGCTCGCCGCCCGGGTGTTGGCGCGCTTGGCCGACTGGCTCTTGACCGACGCACGGAGAGCGGCGTTCTGGCGTGCTTCTCTGAGCATAGAATTTCTTAGAGCGGTGATAGCTGAACTCAAACCCAGACTGCTGGCCTTTTTCATATTTACTTAAAAAATGCAGACATTTTATTTAGAGGATGGTCCTTTGGTCCGAGATTACGGACAAGAATGTAATCGATAGCGCGCCTTGGGGGAAAGAGGGCCGGGCTAAGTTCAGTCTGGACGGCGGCCCCATGCGGTTCCAGATTCCACGTGGCAGGTGCAAGTGGGGCATCTCGGCCTACAAAAGCTTCCAGTTGACCGTCCAGAACCCCGACTTCATCGCGTGGTGGAAGGACCTCGAGACTTTCCTATGTCCTCAAGAGCCGTTCAATTCCAACCTGAAATTGAACGAGCTCCGTCTCAAGATTGATGACGCGACTTATATTTTCGATGAGAATTCAAAACAGGTCAACCCGGAAGTGCGGGAAGGGCTGTTTCGTGGACAGGACTTGAGCGTCCTGGTTGATATTGATTCTACGTATTTTTTCAACGGTAATTGGGGGCTGACGGTCCGCGCCGCGCAGATCCGCTTCTACGGGACCGCCGAGGAGGAGACGGCACGACCCGCCGAGACCGGCCCGCCGGTGCTGACGCCGGGCGTCTGTGCTTTCTTGCCGACTTGAAAATAGAACGGACCATCCTCGCCGAGGTGGTCGTTTTCAGACCCAAAAGACCGCTCTTCATTTCTTCTTACCTTTAGACCCGAAAATTCTCCGCAGATTCTTGAGCAGACCCGACACCTGCTCACGACTCAGCTTCTCGGTCGTGCGAGACTTTTTCGTCTTCGTCTTGGTCTTCTGGACCTTCTTTTTAGCCATTCTCCGTACTACTTACTTGGAGTAAATTTCGCGCGCCCGGGTCAACAGCTTGCCCTGGACCAGCGCAAAGCCCTTGATGCCCAGCTCCTTTTTGGCCTTGGCGACAGCCACGATCCACGGGTTCTTCTTCTCACCCTTGGACTTGGTCTTGCTGACAATCTCGCCATCCTTCATCTTCAGGTCCTTCTTGGTGAGGCCGCCTGCGGTGCGGTCGGCGTTGCCATGGTAAACCTGGGCACGAGAACCGATCGTCATTTTATTATGAGGCGGGATTTTATTTAGGCGCGGCACCGACGCTTGGACTTGGGGCCGGGCCCGACCCACCACCCCTCCTTGTCCTTGTGGTACCGTGGGCACTTGGAGTTGCTGGCCTTGTTCATCACTGACCGGTAAATTGTGTTCAAGAGTTTACCCTTGAGTGCACGCGCCGCCTTGGTCGTGGAGTTGTGAGGATTTTTCATAGCCTTCCGAGCCTTGATCTGGGCCGCCATGACCTTCTTTATGTCTGCCCGGCGACGGATTACTGCCCGGTCAAATTCACGCAAATACGAACGATGTGAAATGCGAAGCTGCTTGAGAGTCATCTACTTTCTTCTAGGGTTATTAATCACGGGACGTTTGAAGCTATTTTTAAGGGCCGCGAGGTACACCTGCTGATAAAGGGCGTTGGCGCGCGTCATGGCTGAGCGTCTACGGGCCGCGGCGTTGTTGCGCTGCTTCATGAGACGGGCGTTACACTTGGAGGCGGGGCTAAGGCTCTTCTTCATATTACACTGCAAATATCTTCCTGAGCGCTTGGATAGTGATCTTGGTCCGCGTCACGTTGGGCACCTGCGTCTCGAGACGCGGGTCGTTGAGCACCTCAGCGCACACCTTGGCCTTGCCCTCCTGCAGCTGCATGATGGACTGCTCGACTGAAGGCAGGCCGCCCGTGGGGCGGCCGTCGGGGCCTAGAGGCCCCTTGGCCTCCTCGCCGCAGTATATCAGTCGCCGTACGATCACCTTCTGGGTCTGGCCCGTGCGATGCGCGCGGCCAATGGCCTGCAGCTCCGTCGCGGGGTTCCACGCTGGGCACGTGATGTAGACGCGCGTCGCCTCCTGGAGGTTGAGGCCGACGCCACCCGCCTTGATCTGGATGATGAAGACGGCGTTCTTGGGACCCGCTTTCCAGCCGGCGATGCGAGCGTCGCGCGCCTCCTTGGGCACCGAGCCATCGATGCGGAAGGTGGGCACCTCGAGATCGCTGAGCCGCTCTTGGATCTCGTCCATTTCCCCCATAAATTGCGTGAAGACGAGTGACTTCTCGTTGGGGTGAGCGGCGATCAGCTCCATGAGCGTCTCCATTTTCCTGGAGCGACCGACCCACGGCTCTGGGTCGCTCTCATCCTTGACGGCCATACCGTCCAAGTACAGCTGAGGCCACGACATCACCTGGCGAGCGCGCAGCAAGCACTCGAGCAGTTCCATCTGATGCAGGTGCTGAGTTCCAGTCTTGAAGATGTGCTTGACGATCGCTTGACCGCGCGTGAAGACGTGCTCGTACAGGTCGCGCTCCTCTTGGTACATTTCCAACTCGAGGTTTTGGAAGTCACACGGAGGCAGCTCAAGCCGCTTGTTGTGCTTGGCCACGTCAGCCTTTGTACGACGCAGGACGTACTTGGCGCGAATCGCGTCTGTATAACCCTGTACCTGATTGCGCGGAATACCGACGAAACCACACAGCGCCACAAAGTCCTTGACCGAGTTGAATACGGGCGTACCAGTCACCACCCAGCGGATAGGCGCGCTCAGTGCATTGCACGCGATGTGAGTCTTGCTTTTGCGGTTGCGAATTTCATGCCCTTCGTCCAGGATGACGCGGTCCCACTGCACAGCCAGCAGTGGGCAGGCGGGCCCACCTGGCCGCTGCGCCATGACTGAATAAGGCGCGACAACTACTTCAGGCAAAGCAACCGGCAACTTGCGCTTAGCACCGTCAAACGCGTGAACCGACAGACTTGGCGCGAACCGGCCCAGCTCGGAGCACCACTGACCGACAATAGACTTGGGCACCACTATGAGTGTCCGAGGCTTGGGGTTCACAAGCATAGTCGCGATAAGCTGGACCGTCTTACCCAGTCCCATTTCGTCACATAGGAACCCCCCAGGGTGGGGCGCCGAGGTCTCGCGGGCGACAAGCCACCGCAGGCCCTCGTGTTGGTAAGGCGAAATCAGGCGGGTACGGAGCATCTTCAGGAGTCGTGGCGTTTGCGTGTGAAATGCCCGTCGCGACCCAAACCCTAACTTGGACAGGACACGAATTTTTCCTGGGGCCCTAGTAGAGATGGCGGGTCGTACCGCCAGCGAAATTAAAGCCGCGGAGATGGCACTCCGTGCATTGAAAGGTGAAAAGGCGGTGGCTGAAATGTTGGGTCGGCCTGTTAGTAATAACGCGGCCAAGACTGCAGCCAACGCGGCGGCGGCCAAACGTGCAGCAGCCGCCGCAAGACTAAATCAATTATATGCTGAAAGTTTGGCACCACCACCACCCCTATCAGAGCGCGCGAAGGCGCTATTGGTTAATATTCCAGAAGAAACCCGTAAAGAAAACGCAGAGAGATTGAAAAAGGCACTTATACCTGTAATAACACGCCGCAAACAGACAAACGAGTTTGGAAACTCACACAAGCTTCAACCGCCTCCTACATTCAGGGGGGTCGTCGGAGGCCTTCGAGCACGGGCCGTGGCTCGGCGCAAGGTCAATCAACCGACGATTGAAAATGTGAAGAGAGGTATGCAGGTGAACTCTGCTCAACAAGATGCCAACGCATTAAAAGCGGCTATGAAAAGGGCTGAGAATGTGCGTAAAGCTCAAAACAACGAGAGGGTTTCGGTCGTGGGGCCGTTTTTCGAAGGCGTTGAGGCCAAGGTTAAACAGAATGAAAGGGCTAAGAGAGTGTTTGCCCGCCGTAGAGGTAGAGGGGCGGCGCCTGTACCACGCCCCGCACGGCCCACAGTCAACACGACGGTCCTGGCCTCTACCCTGTCCCGGGCCATCAAGTCGGCTCTGGTGAAGAAGCCCAAAGGCACCGGTCTCAACAGTCGGGCACTGGCGAGTACACTGGCCGCGTCCATAAAGAAGGCCCTTGGCGCTCGCAAAGTCACGGCCGGAATCAATACTCGGGGTCTGACGACGGCGCTCACCGCCGCCCTGAAAAAGGCGCTTGCTCGTCAGCCAGCGCCCGCGCCCAACAAGGCACCCGCGCCTCTAAACACCGCAGCACTGGCCGGTACCCTCGCCCGCTCTATAGCTGGTGCCCTCGCTAAACGTCAGCCGGCTGCACCTATCCCTGAGAGCAAGTCGAACCAGAAGCAGGGACCTGAAGTCCCGGAACGCAAGTCGAACCAGAAGGAGGCGCCTGCTCCAAAAATCAACAAGAATTCTCTTGTGAAATCCCTGACCAATGCGCTCAAGCGGGCGCTCGCGCCTCCAGAGGCGGCCCGGCAGACGGGTGGTGAGCGAGAGGGGCTCGGCGGACGCGTGTTTTATAGAATTGGTGCGAACGCCAAGCCCTATCTTAGTCTGGAAAGAACTTCCCCGCTAAGCAACTTCACGAGACCGGCGGTCGCGGCGAATTATGTAAATATAACAAATTACAAGAATCAAGTGAAGAAATCATCTATCAAAAACTGGGAAAGACTTTTCATAAACAAGAACGACTGGAAAAAATGGACGAACGGAAAGGGGAACCAGAAGCCGCCTCTCGGGGCTTTGGGCACCAAGGGCCGTCAAGCTGTACCGGCGGGCGTGAACGGGAACACGTTCCAGCAGAGGCCCGTCGGTGGCACCACCACCACAACGACGAGCGTGACGGGTCCGACGACGACCATGACTGGACCGACGGTCACTGGTCCGACGGTCACTGGGCCGTCTATTACGGTCGGTGCACCGAACATCAAGATTCAGTTGAACGGTCTCGTCAAGGCGACCGAACAGGCCCGTGCCGACCCGAACAAGATGGCGAACCTCGCACGGGCCGTGGCCAATTTGAAGGCGAAATTGAGCAACGGGTCCGAATCCAAGAAGGCTCTGAACACCCTCTTCCCGGCCAAGGTGAACTTGGTGCCTGCGACGGTGCCCACTCCGGCCGAGGTCAAAAAGGTGATGAACAACGCAGTCGTAAAGGAGGTCACAAAGAAACAGGCTGCAACACAGGCGTACAAACCAACTACGCCACCCTCCGGCAAGTCCGTCAAGAACATGTCGTTCCGGGAACTTCTGGCTATGCGCCGCACCGCCAAGAACCGTACGGAGATTAACAGGTATCTGCGTCAGGATGTGGAATCCGAACTGCGCAAGATTAGCCGTCTGTCATCATCCGAGCGCGGTTGGCGGCTAGGTGAGCTGTACAGGTCGCTACCGGAGAGCCTTCCGGCGCGTGCGGTGGTCTTGCGTGCAATTCAGGCGGAAATTCGACGGGTCGGCCGTGAGCGCGACCCCGTCGAGGCCAAGCGGCGTCTGCGTGACCTGTACGGCAACCTGGGTATGGGTCGCTCGGTGCCCCGTGAACTCGCCCGTGAATTTAAGACTCAAAATATGCGAGCACTGACAAATTACAAGCGCCAAGAGGAGCGTTACGCACGCCGGTACGGTGGTGGGTCCCTCCGTGAAGGCCGTGAGATGTACCGGACGATGCGTCCCCAGGGTGAGGTGGCGCTCATGCAGCGGACACCCGTCAGCAAGGCTCCAGTCGTGCGCGAACTCGCCCTACGTCAAGGGGGTGCGCGTGTTTTGCCGTCCCTCAAGGGGCCTCAGATATTCGCTGGCCCGAAGGCTCTCACCGAGGGTGTGTCTCTCAAATTGCCGGCAGGAATTCCAGGACCGGTCCTACCGTCCAATCAGGTGGCTGCGATCAACAAGGCGGGCGGACCGACGCAAGCACTCAAGGTTGTGGCGACCGTGCCTGGTGGCGCACCGGCAGTGGCTCGGGCAGCTGCGGACCTGAACGAAATGGGCGGGAACGTCAAACGTGCCCAGGAACTCAAGGGCACTCCCATCGCGGCTATAAAGGCTGTCCAGAAACTCGGGGGCGCCAAGACGGCGTCTTACGCACTCGAGGGTCTGAACACGCTGGCCCAGAGCAAGAAGACGCAGGTCCGCAAGGCGAAGAAGGGTCGCAAGGTCAAGAAGGCTCCGGTACGCCTCCACGAGCTCAACCGCGTCATCGAGGCTGTGAAGCGCAAAAAGCTCGTCAGTCTCGTGAGCCACAATGTGGCCAACGTAAACAACAACAAGAAAAAGAAGTACTACAAGAAGGTCATCAAGTCATTTATCCTCAAAAAACCCCTTGCGAACAAAATTCAGGCGGCAGCCAAAAAAAACAAGTCTTGAGGAGGCCAAAGGGCGCGACCCGGGCTATTAAGGCACCTATGAGAACAGTATGGCCGAGACCTTCGAATACATCCTGAAACTGCACGATATTCGCAGCGCCATTATCGCAGGCGACAAGGACCGCCCGGAGCCGTCATGGGTCCGGATCACGACCATCACTATGATTTCTAAATTCCAAACTCAAATTGACCTTCCCAAGTTTCGGGAGAACTTTACGAAACTCGAGAGCGTTCGCGTCCGTCCCGTCGGGTCACCTACCCAGGGCTTCGAGTGGCGCATGAAAGACACGGCGTTTTACAACCAAGTCACAATTGGCTACGCCGACCACTACTCTCGCAAATCGATAAAGATATTCCCGAACGGTTCCATTCAGGTTGCGGGATGCTCGGACCTGTTCGACTGCAAGCGCGTCTTGGCACAGTTGTCCTTTATTATGCAGGTTGTGCTTGAGCTCGAGGAGCCGGTGCCGACGGACCCTCCTGCGGTCAAGATGATCAACACCAACTTCTCTTTGAACGCCTCGGTAAACTTGCACAAGATTATCGGGCGTCTTTCTCAAGACCCTTCGACCTTCAAGGTTTCGTTCGACCCAGACCGGTACAGTGCAGTCAAGGTGAAATTCGTCCCCGGGCCGGGTATGAAGCAGGTCACGGCCAGCATCTTCAGCACGGGCCGAATCATCGTGACCGGGGCCCAGACACTGGCCGAGATTGCCGGAGCCTACGAAATTTTGAACAAAAATATAGACACGGCCATGTTCGTCAAGCGGGTCAGCGAGCCGGAGATGTTCGAGGTGGTCACTGGTGCGCGGTTTCCGGAGTGGGTCAAGGCACTGAATAAAAATGTCGCCAAGTAGTACGAAATGTCTACGCGCATTGGCATGGCTGACGGCCGGTGCATCACGTCTTACGACTCGAACCGCATCATGTCCGACTTTATGATGTCCCAGAAGGGCATCGCTTTCCAGGACAACTACAAGTGGCGCCAGACTCTCCAGAACACCGACCCGGCCGCCCTGGGTCTGCCCCTGAAGAACGCTGCGTGCCGCGGCGGCGTCCCCAAGGTTCTGGTCGAGGACGAATAATTTTGTCCATAAATAGCAGTAATAATGCCGTCCGAAGGCGTGATGATATTGGGCGCACTGGCGGCATTTTTCTTTTGTTTGGCGTTGGGGTCCGCCGGTTTGAAGATTTATTTTGCTCGTAAGGTGGCCGAGGAAGAGGAAAATGCGGATGTAAGCTCCACATGGAGTGCGTCACCTGGGCCGTCTCCTGCGCCGGCACCAGCTCCTGCTTTCGCACCAGCACCAGCACCAGCACCAGCCACGACCACGTCGACGTACGTGGCCGAGCCTGCTCAGACTGCGTGGAAGTTCAACCCAGACGGATACGAAGAAACGGACTAAAGAAATAGGGCGTAATGTATTTTAGAATGAAAATAGTCATCGATGGAAACATCGGTTCAGGCAAAACGACCCAGCTCGGTTTGCTTGAACAGAAGGGCTGGACCGTCCAGCGTGAACCCATAGACAAGTGGCCTCTGAAGGAGTTTTATAAGGATCCTTCCAGGTGGGCATTCTTGTTCCATATGATTATCCTTCAGACTCTGAGGCCTGTACGGACCACCACTCGGCACGTCATTTACGAGCGGTCCCTCTTGAGCTCTAGGTGGGTATTTTGGCCGGTCCTCAGGCGCCAGGGTCACGTGACGCAACTGGAGCACGAGACGTATGACCATTTTTACGAACGGTTTTCTTGGCATCCAGATGTTTACATTTTCCTTTCCAAAAACCTCGACCTGGCTTGGGAGCACATCCAGGCGCGAGGCCAGGCGGGTGATGAGGGCGTGACCCGTGAGTACCTGGCCGAACTCGAAAAAGAGTACATGGACCTAGTCCGGAGCGTTCCGTGCAAGGTGTACGTCGTAAACGCCAACCAGACTGTGCAGAAAATTCACGAAGATATTTGTAAAGTCCTAGTAGACAATGAATTGCTCTTCAGTGACCTTGGCGGGAGCCAAGTGCAAAAGGTTGGCGGTCGAGGACGGGAAGTGCCTTGCACACCTTTCACACACATGTGCAATCTGTCTTGAGTTGACGAAACGGACCGACAAGAAGCTCAAGTGCAAGCACGTCTTTCACAACAAGTGCATCATGACGTGGTTCGAGACGAGCATCGAGTGCCCACAGTGCCGCATGGAGCAGGACGATGACCCGATCGTCGTCTTCCGCAAGCACGTCGAGGACAACATCCGTGAAAAGTACCGTGACGCCATCAGGTCCCTCGAGGCTGAGGTCCAGCGGGCGCGCCGTGCCCGTTGAAACTTAATACAGGTCCTAAATTAATGGAGGCCGGACGTTGTGGGGCCCAGACGGCACACGGCACCCCGTGCCGAAGCAAAGTCCATGGCACCGAGGAGCGTTGTTGGATCCACAAGGGCCCTCAATGCTCCGTATGTCTCGGACCCATGGCAGCCCAACAGGCGAACCGGACGCTGCCTTGTGGACACGTGTTTCATTCTCGATGTGTTGACCGCTGGAAGCGCTCGTGTCCGGGCGATCCGACGTGTCCGATGTGCCGAGAACCATTCGACTTGCCGACTTATAGGTGCCGTTTGATTATCGAACGCGTGTCTGATAATCAAAGGGCCGTGAATAATTTTGAAACCCAAACCATCCAAGATATTGTTGAAGGTTTTGGCCTTGACTTCAGAGCCATTATGCCGTCGACCGGTGGGCGCCTTTACACCGATATTCACTTTGATATTGAACCGACCGAAGCACTCGAAGAGATACTCAGAGAGCTAGGTTTGCCCGAGGGGCCGCACCGTTTCGGTTAGCGTTCGAACCCGTCTTGGCGAGTCCTAGACGGACTCCATACGCCGAGCAGAACTTCGAGTAGTGGAAACCGGGCTTGTAGTTTCTGTCGGCCTTTCGCGGATCCGTGATCGTCTTCCCAGAAGCGTCGACGATCAGAGGTCCCCCCGCCCAGCCAGTCTTGTGGCTCCAAAGTTTGACTGGAAATTCAATCACCTTTCCAGGAGGCAACTTGGCCCCCTTGACTGTCTTTGCATGTCTGTTCAGGACGCGAAGTTCGGTATTGTCGTTGGCGACCCGACCATCATTCGAGCTCTTGGCCTTACGACCCTTCAGAAGAGCCGCCCGGATCACAGACGGTTTGACGTGGAAAAACTTGCCGAGCGCCTCAGCCGAGTCACCAAGGCGCGTGCGGTACCGGATAGAGCTAATCTCCTTGTACCAATGGAAATCTCCTGTCGAATTTCCAAAGTCATTTGAGGGGGCCACAAAGCACATCACCTTGTAGAAGCCCACCTTGGGTTTCTCACCACCAGTCTTCATCTTGTAGACGGTGCCGGGGTTGTCCGACAGGACGCGCTTCGCTATCCCGTCACACGTGCGAAACGTTAGACCGTTGGCACGGAGCCCACTCCGGTCACCCGGAACGCTCTTCGACTGTCTGTCGTTTGAAAAGGACCCGAACGCGTAGTCATAGCAGTTGTCGTGAACGACCCCAGAGGTTCCCCAGGGGGCCCACGTGTACTTGGGAGCGTACGGGTTCGGAGCGTTCCGCGTCACCTTTGTGACGTTCTTCGTTTTGGACAGGGGTTTAGGTTTGTACTTTGGGAATGATGGAAGCTTATTCAGGGCCATTCGGCGTGTGCGCACCACCTTCGGCTTAGCAGGCGACTTTTTACGCGGAGCCACCATCGCACCTTGTTATTATCGGTTACTTTTTTCTGAACCAATAATAAAAAGATGAAGACGATCCTCGAGTCCCGTACCCAGCAGGAGGCCCTCTATAACGCGCTCGTGTTCACGGCTTTCGTGATCATTCTGACCTTCATCATGCGGTTCCTGTGGAACGGCACCCTGGTGAAGCACATCACCATCCTCAAGCCGGTCGATTCCCTGCTGCAGACTTTCCTGCTGTCTGTGGGCATCGCACTGTTCCGGCTGTAAACAGACCAGTTGCGCAGCAACTGTGATCCACAGGGCGGCCATCAAAAAGGTGCTCCGCACCTTTACTCTACAGCTCCGTGTAACCGCTCTTGATCACACCATTGACGCTTAGCGTCGGGAAACCCTGAACAAACTCAGGGCACTGACCCGCCTTGCAATCAACAAACGTGTAAGGAATACCCTTCTCCGTCAGGTACTTCTCCTGCTTGACGCACCAGGGACACGTCTTGGACCCGTAGACCGTAATATCACCCTTGTCGGCCGGCTGCTGACCACTGAAGTACGACTTCCCCTTGAAAACAATGAGCGCTATGGCGACCAGAATAAGGATCGCCAGAGCGAGAACCTTGGGATCACCCAGAACGGCATTACGCATCAGCACACGCTCAACCATTTACTATACCCTTGCGAAAATTTTACGAGCAAAATCCGCCTTGGAACGCAGACCCTTTGTGTTCAGACCCTTATTGGCCGCCATGCGTCTCAGTTCGTCCATCGAAAAGTGAAGGTTCGCGTAGACCCAGCGACCCGAAGAGTTCGACTTGACCTTTGTACGACCGGAAGATGGACTCAACTTGACGCTGGGGCTCTTGGCCTTGGCCTTCGGCGGCGTCTTGGCCCGAGGCTTGGGCGGAGGGCCCAGCGGGCTCAGAGGGGACGGGAGTTTGCGCGGGCTCGGTGTGAAGGCGGGCTGGTTGCGTCTGAGGCGATTCTCGATAATTAGGATAGCCTTCTGACGGGATTTGTTCCAGGCGTTCTGGAAGTTGGCACCCGATGCGGCGCCTGCGTTCTTCCATAACTTCTCGACCATTTTATCGAACTTGGCTGTTTTGAGCAAGCCCTTTGGCAGCACCACCTTCTTCTTGGGCGGGCTGGGTGCCTTCTTGGGCGGGCTGGGTGCCTTGGCCACCTTGCGTAGGCGCGCCTTGGCTGCACGTAGGTTGTAGCCGGTGATACGGGGCTTGGGCTTGGGGCGCGCTACGCGCTTCAGCGCCGCCTTGGCCTTGAGTAGCTTCGCGCTCGTGATCAGACGACCGGGCTTGCGGCGGTTCGCCGGCTTCAGCTTCGCCTTGGCCTTTTGCAAATTCAGAGACGAAATTCGCTTAACCTTGACGGGCTTGAGCTTCGCCTTAGCCGCTACGAGGTTGGGCGACGTGACGTTGTGTTTGGAGGTCAAGAACGAGTCCTTCACAAGTCTGGCCAGCGACGGAAGCCCTGGGCACGGGTCACCGTACTTGAGGCGCCACTCGGTCACGTGGAGGTTCTTGGCGCCTCTGTACCCTTCCGGAAGCGCCCTTTTCAGAAACTCAATCGCCTTGGGGTGCGTGGCTGGTGCGTGACTTGTGGCCCAGTCGAGCAATTCGTTCAGGAATAGGTGCTGGTCGTAACGCTCGTCAGTCTTGGGACCGACACCCCAGAAGGATGCCGTCTTGGTCCCATTGGCCGTGTTCACTGCAGGGTTGGTGCCCGCCTTTTTCAGACGGGCCCAACCAAAGTCGCCTATGAGGAAGCCACGGTCGGCGACGAATATGTTCTGCATGTGAAGGTCGTTGTGTCTGAAGTCTGGGTACTTATTTTGGATCTTGAAAAGGGTCCCGAGGACGTCAGAGATGAGGCTGGACATGGTGGCGTCGTCAACCTTCGACTGCTTTTTCAACCAAGAATCGAGAGAGCCGCCACTGGCAAACTCCATCAAGAGTATACCCTGCTGCGACTTGTCATAATGGGCCGAGTTCTGAACGTTGGGCATGTTCATGGAAGCCGGCTCAATAAAGTTCAGACAGCGCAGACTCTTGTAAATGTGCACCACCTTCGGGGCCAGGTCTTGGACCGCGTCCTGAATTTTGAACTCAATATCGACAGGTTGAGGCTCACCACGTCTCTTGGCCGCCAGGTCGCGCGGTGCCACCTTCACGGCGAAGGGCCGTTTGTTGCCGCTGGGCTGCTTGGCCGTGAACACTATACCCTGGCGCCCCTTACCGATGGGCTTCAGCGAGTCTAGCGCAGCTTTGACCTGGTCGCACGTCAAGTTGGCCCATGCGTTCTTTATCGGCAAGTTGGGCATCTTTTTCAAGGGACCCAACTTGGGCGCAGGGTACCGCCAGCCACCTGCAGGCGGCAGCGGAGGCGGCGGGGGGACGTACTTGGGCATCGGAGCTCCCGGTAGGAGTCTTCTATAGAACAATCTACCTTTATTGTTTTTGTAAGGAATTAGGCGCTCTTTAGCTGGTTCGGTAGCTGCACGAGCGGTGCGCTTACCCTTGGCCCTGTAGCGATTCGGCTTGGCCACCTTGTTGGGGTGCGCCTTGAGCCACGCGATGGCCTGACCCTTACTGACTATGTGGGCGGGTATGTTAATCTCTGTGTTACCGGCGTTGTTGCGACGAAACACATAGTGACGACCATTACGGTTGCTGATTGTAAATTGTCTGGAGTTTATCCAGCTCATTATATCTATTACACACATTTTGTTAGAGTTCAAAGTCTGGGATCCGACCAAGTCTGCAAGACTTGTGCGCCGCGGGGATCACGAGTGCTACGCACTCGGTCTTGCTACTCCTGGTCGGGGTCGGTCTCGTACTCGATCTCGCTGGCGACGTCGGACGCCTTGTCGGAGACGGGCTCATCGGCAGGGGCGAGAAAAGCACACGGCTTCAGCTTGCTGGTCGGAGCGAACATGACCTGGTGGACGCGCACAGACACGCCAACACCAGCCGGAGTGCGCCAAATCTGGTTGAGCTCGATGATGGCGCTCAGAGCCTGACCGCGCTCGAGCGTGTTCAGCGCGACCGACTCGCGCTGCGAGTTGTACGCAGCAGTCACCAGCGCGCCAGACTTGGGGTCGACGATGCACTTGAGGTTCAGGACAGGTGCGTAACCCTCCTTGGTGCTCGGCTTGATGGGCGACTTGTACATGCCCTC